CGACCTGACCGATCGTTCCGGCTGAGTTAGGGCAGTCGGAGCAGGGAGGCCCGGCAGGCCCGCACCTGCCGGGCTTCCTCATTTTTCGCATCTAAGAGAGGAAAGACCATGGACATCGTGCAGCGCATGCTAGACGAGATTAGTACCAACTCAGATCTCAACTTCCAGGGCAATCCGACCCACGCAATGCGCTGGGTCATCTCCAGAACTGCTGAACTAGCGACACAGGCGGAAGAGGAGACGCCGGTGATCAGCACGGCAGATCTTCGGAGAGCTTGTTACGACGCTGGCTACAGCGCTATCCATGAGAAGGCAAAGGAGCTCGGCCTCAGCCCCTATCAAGCGCATAACCTCGCCGACGGGATGCTCAGTCTGGATGAGTCCTGGTAGCTGCAGACCACCCCGCCGATCCTACAGAGCTGGCGGCTTCACGCCGAAGTAGTCGTCATCAATGCCGACAACCGCTCCGGTACCCTGCCACTGACACGTGTAGGTCTGGATGTCAGGACCAGCCCAGCCTGTTGTGTCAATGTCAAAGTGAAATGCCCCAGGACCGTCATGTACCGGGCTGGGATTCTGCACCGTCCCTGTCCCGGCCCGGTACTTAAAGGTCGTAGTCGTTGGATCTGCCGGTGTCCCGAACACATTCTTGAATACAGCAGAGGAACGTACGAGCGATCCGCTGACGTAGATGTTCATCGTTGTCATGGCGCTGTCTCCGAATTCTTAGCTGTCGCCGAACTTGCCAAGGCATTGCTGATCGTCACGGTTGCTGAGGTATTGCCAGCTTGCACAGAACTGACATTCTGGTCTGTTATCACCACTGTTGCCGAAGCATTCACCACTGTCACCGTATTCGTTAGAGAGTGAACTATTGCTACCTGGCCGGGGAACGAGGAAACGAATCCCCATCCCGGCCAGCCAGTACGAATGCGCTCAGACGACCTGCGCTGAAGTATACGCGGCGGAAGCGTACGCAAGTGACCCTTCGGCGGAATCCCGCTCAGGCCAGCGCCCCGCAACATGCCAGTTCGCAAAGACCCCTTGTCACGTCTCTGCAGGCGAGACTTCATGACAGGCTTGCTAGACTGCCTCGCGCTTAGCGACACCTGAATGAACGGGCCAGGCACAAGCCTAGACCGAACGTTGGGAACAGCCTTGGCCTGCTTCGGGCGAATGTGACCGAACGGTGGAATTCCGGACAACCCTGTACCCGGTAGCATTCCCGTCCGCACCGACATCTTTGGTGCACGAACCAGTCGCCATGTCGGCTTCAAGAAGTAGTGCTGCTGAATAACTGCCGGAAAAGTTCCAGCCGGAATAAACGGACCGGATATGAGACGCGAGGTTGCTCGCAGTACCCTGTTTCGGTTCCGCAGCACAATCGGCACAGGAACAGCAGGAACTGTCAGTGCGCCAGGGTACCCGGTGCGCAGCGACATACGAGGCTGACGCTGGATACGAGCCGGCGCAGATCTAGTCTGCTGAACAGGTATTCCGGAAAGTCCCTTTCCAGGAAGCATACCTGTCCGCAGCGACATGCGCGGCTGAATCTGCAACCTGTATCGCGTACTGGCGATGTGCGTAGGCGCAGTGACGACAGGGTAGACGATAACAGACGAGACAAAGAACGGGTACGTCAGCTTAGACTGAACCGGCCTGATCTTGCGCTTGTCCCGAAGTGTAATGGGCACCGGCACAGGAACTGTCAAAGAGCCGCGCTGACCCGCTCTCAGCGTTCCCGAGTTACGTGTAACCAAACGTGCAGCACGTGACCGTATGTGCCCGGTTGGCGGTAGGCCGCTCAGCCCGCGCCCCGGTAGCATGCCAACCGCGATAGACATTCGCGGTTGCCGCTGGAGCCTGTACTGAGTGCGAACCTTAATCGTGGGCTGCGGCTGAGCAGGATAGACAAACGGCGGTATAACTATACCGGGCATCAGGCGAGATTGTACTGACCTGATCTTCTGCCTGTTGCGCAGAACAATAGGAACCGGAATGGGTACGGTCAGTGAACCGCGTTCACCGCGGATAAGACGTTGCGGAACAGGACGGACGCTATTGCGATTACGCAGGACTATCGGGACTGGAATCGGTACGGTGAGACTACCGCGTTCCCCGCGACGAATAAGATTGAAGACACGCAGCGGTACAGGAGCCTGACGGCAGCGCAGCACAACGGGACGCGGAACAGGTACAGTTAGCGATCCTCGTTCGCCACGAACTAGTCGGAGGGGAGCGCGGGGTGGTCCGCGTCTCGGCGATACAAGTACGACTGGCCGTATCGGCGTTACAACAGTGACAACGCCAGGAGAGAACGGACCATTGATCGCGCCGCGTGGCCTGACAACGAGACGAGCCTGCCTTGGTCGTATATGCGACATGGGCGGGATGCCCGACAGTCCCTTGCCCGGCAGCATCCCGGTCGTAAGCCGCAGCTTCGGCTGAACACGAGTCCTCGGCAATGCCTGCTGTATGGAGTCAACTACAACAGGAGGAACCTGTGCACCCCGCGTCAGCCTCGTAGCCGGAGCCCTGCGTAGCTTCGGCATAGCCATGGTGATAGCTGCGTTGACAGGCTGAACCGTAACCGTTACCTGAACAACGATAGGTCCAGACGGAGGCAGAGCAAACGGAGTTCCTGGGAACAGTCGGCTAAGAGGAGCGAATCTCCCCGGAGGAACTTGCGGTGCCGGAGAAGATTGAGGACCTGAAGGCAGCGCCTCGAACGCAATGACACCGTAGTCGTCGAGAGCCTGCGTCCAGGTCATGGTCGCAGTGCCGCCCGGCGAAGCAAGAGTTGCTCCAGAAGAGTTTCCTGCGCCGCTGCTGCTGTTCTGGTCGTTCTCGAATCTCTTAGTTCCCGACGTCCAAGTATCTGTACCTATAGACCCATTGGCCGAAAAAGCCAGACATAGTCCGCCCGACACTGTGTTCAGGACCGAGACAGTACCGCTAGTCGTGTTGGTCGAGCTAAAGTTAACACCGAGAGTTCCCTCACCTGCTGACCCGGTGACAGAGATAGATCCGCCAGAAAGGGAGACTAGAGCACCAGAGCAGGTAACCGAGACCTGAAGCGCACTGCCGGTCGGCGGATTAGCCATCTTGAATACTTTGACAAATCCGTTGGTTCCTCCCATGGCGGCAGCGTTAGCGGACTGCCCTGCACTCAGGGCGGTCATCGAAACGCCGTTATAGGTCGCGGTAACAGTGAACGAGTTATCGTTTCCGCTGTTCTGACCGACCGCTATTGCGACGTATAGAGCAGTTGCGCCCGCCCCGCAAGTGTGATTCCATTGGAGCGGACTGGTCCCGGCGTTGCCAGCCCCGGCAGAAGACGGACCAACTGCATCAAAGGCGACCACGCAGGCTCACCGCCCTCCGCTAGCCAGAAGATTTGTTTAGGCAGACAGCTCCGCCCATAGGTCAGTTATTGTGACAGATGGCGTGCCAGTGACGGACGACAGGGTAATGCCGAGATCAATCTGATTAGCTATCTGCGTGTTCAGAGTAGACACAGTACGCAGTGCCACAGTGATCGGGAAAGGACGAGGCTCCATGATTGCCGAGAGGCCACCAGCAGCACCGAACCCCGAGTACACGATGCCCTGACCGTGAATGACGCCGTTCGCAGAGATGCCGGTAGACACCGAGCGAATCGTGCCGTCGTATTCCATGATGAACGGCCAGCCCGTAGCAGCGACGTTAATCGCCAGAGCTGCAGAAGCGGCTAGGACAGAAACTCCAGCGCCGCCAACAGCTGAACCGACGGAGTTGACCCGGAAATCCAGAATGACCGTTGGCGTAGCTGAGGTCGAAGTGATTTCGCCAGTGGCCCGGATGCTCAGCTTAGCTCCGGCTTCGTAGATTCCTCCCGGGATCACAGGAAACTGAGAACCTATAAGACCGGAAGTTAGTGAGGCGGCCGTGACAGCAGTACCCGCCGCGAACGCCTGCGGTTGAAGAGGAAATCTCCAGAGTGTAGCCATGAGTTATCCCGCCATGTTTGCAGAAGGACCCCACACGAGCATGTATCCGGCATCACCGGATAGCCCGGCGGGAACGGTCAGGGTCGTACCTGCGATCCCAGGATTAGCGATTCCGGCTACAGTGGTCCCTAGGACAACGGCCTGCTTGATACCAAGAAAGTCGTTGAGTCCGCCAGGCCCGAGGTTGACCGTGTCTCCGGTCGTGATGTTGCGAATGGCGTACAGCGCAACCTGATCGCTGTCGCCATCCGCGAACACCTTGAACACATTCGTCTGACCCAGGACAGCCACGGCTCTGTTACTCTTCCCACTCCACGTCGATGACCCACGCGAGCGGCGTAGTGAGAGCGTTGATGCGGTTGAGGAACACGAGGCCGTTGGTCACGCCCTTGAGCACCTGCCACTCGTCGGGCTGCTCCCAGTTCAGGATGCCGCCCCCACGCGAGGAGCAGGAGATCTGGTACTGATCCCGGGCACTCGCGTTGAACGTCGGCTGGAGCGTGGTGTAGGTCGTGGCCGGAATTGCCAGCGCGGGCGGGTAGTTCTGGTTCATGGGCAGGTCCGCGGCCGTCGGCCCAGCGGACACACCGCCGGTCCCGGCAGCCGTCGCGCCGATGATCCCGAGCACGCAGTTCTGGTCGGGCGGAGCCGAGGCCGAGCCCACCGTGATTAGCGAAGCGTCTACGCGCTTCAGGTTGTACCCGGAACCGGCCGGGCACATGAGGGTTCCGATGATGGTGTCAACCGCGATTGCGGTTGCGCTCTGGATCTTCCAGTGGTACCTGGCCATGGCCGTTCTCCTTCTTGATGGGTGTTACTGGAAATCGAGGGTGACAGGAACGTTGTCGGTGTCCTTGCGGCCGACCGTGAGGTACTTGGCGTCATGCGGAAACGTCCAGGTAGCGGGCGTTGCCCACGTCGGCTTGAGGTCGGCGGTGGCCCACGTCGGCTGACTGCCAACGCGGATGACCGGGGCTACGTGCCCGGCGCTCATGGTGGGGTCGGCGTACAGAACGACCTTGGTCTTGCCGGAGGGAACGGGAACGGCAACTGCCTGCTCGAACATGAGGTTGTCGAGAATCACGGGATACTCCTGAACTGTTGACGTGGCGGGGATCGGAGGGACAGGGGGCTTGGGAGGCTTCGGCGCAGCCGGGCGCGGCCACTGACCGAAGTCCTTGCTTGTGATCGCGTGCAGGCGGATGTCCACGTCTGCGCCACCGATGGGCGGACGGTCCAGGTTCTGGAAGAGAACGCAGCGAGGGTCGGGTTCGATCTTGCCGCCGGACCACGCGATCGCCTGCCAGGCCATCTTCGCCAGGTTCGCATCGAGCACTCGCTTGACCGCGTAGTAGCCTCCGTACACGCCGATGATGTACGGTAGCTTCAGGGCGTTGATCGCCTGGAAGTAGTGACCCACCGGCCCTAGCTTCTCCAGAGCGTTAGCCGGAGTGTCCGGAAGATGAGGGGCGTAGTCGGGGATGTCGAAGTCCACCGCGAAGTAGACGCACATGTTGGGCGGAGCCCCGATGTCAGCGAGCTGCTTCTGAGCCAGCTTGCCGTCGGCAGCTCCCTGCGCCGCTCCCTTGGCCGCAGCGTTGGCCGCGTACTCGAACGCAAGGAAGATCGCGATGTTGGCCGCGATGAGATTGTGAGCCTCGGTCTTGGTGATGTTCTTGCCAATCGAGGGGAAGCCGGAAACTGAGTCCCAGCCGATGTATCGACCCACAGCATCAACCTTCGCTGCCTTGAGCTGCGAGATCGACGGGCGGGACGTGCTGTAGTCGATGATGGTCACTTTGCCTCCTTTACCCTAGTATACACTACTGCGGAGCTGCCCTCACGGACAGGAGAACTTGCGGCCCCTTTCGGGCTCTGCCGCCAGGTCCTCCGGTCTCCATCCACAGAACATGCTCTACAACTAGTGGGACTGTTTCGTTCTTGAGAAGTATGGTGTCATCTTTGCCAGGTATACCGTCTAGGATAACCTCTCGTCGTTGACCGTTGGGATATAGCAGAATCACTTTGATCAAGCCTCTCCCCCTGCTCCCTGGTCTCGCAAAGTTTTGGCTTGCGCCTTTGCTCGGTCGCTAAGAGCAGAAGCTAGCTCAGCTAGCTTGTCCTGTGTTGAAGAGATAGCGGCAAGAACTTCGGGAGTTGGCTCCAACCCGGCAGCTCCCTTGAGCGCCATAACTTCCTTCATCATCGCCAGCTCGCGCTGAGTTGCATCGAACTCAGCCTGCATCGCTGCGGTCATGTTGCTGTTGACCAAAGTGTGGATGACGTTGAGCATACCGTTAGTTTCCGCCTGCTTCTTCTCAACCTCCTTGTTGGTGTCCAGAAGAAGTCTGGCAGCCTCGGTAGCTTGATCAGAGATCAACCTCTGGCTTTCCAGAACAGCCAGCTTAGCTTTCTCAGCTCTCTCAGCTACCTCGTCCTGTCGCTTCCAATCAGCTTCTCTGTCCTCACGATGCATCCTGTCAGCGCGCTCATTGTCGTCACGCCGATCAGCGTTTGCCTTGCCAACGAGATATACCGGAACCAGCACGCCAACGAGCAGCACCCCGAGCAAGGGAAGAAATATGTCAAGAGCCTGAACAAGTGTCATACGACTCGCCCACCCCATATTCCTGCGAGCTGCTGATTGAAATTCTGAGTCACGGCTCCTGTTCCGCCCGTGCCGCCCTGCTGGAGAAGACCGAAATACACCTTGGCGTTCGTGTTCAGGAATGCCAAGACCTGAAGTGCCCAGGCAGCGTCGGTAATCCCTCCGGGGTTGTTCGGGTTGGAAGTGGCGACCGTGTTGCTGTATCCGATGCTGATCATGTAGGCCAGTCCGATACCGGTCCCGTTAACTGATAGATCGAGGTCAGAAACATTGCGCATGACATCGCGCATCTGGATCGCCAGAGACGCCAGGATATTATCCATCTGCGAGCTCGACATTGTTGCGCCTACACCTGGCATTAGTTTCTCCTAGTCTTCTTGGTCCGATAGACGATAGCGCTGTGCCCAGTACCGACCGTGCTGCTCCAGTTACAGTACATGGCCAGCGAATGAGCAGCGGTCGTGTCGAACGCGCAGTTAACTACGACGTTGTTGAGGGTAGTGAACTGCTGTGCATTACCGACGCCAGCAACCTTCCTCGTCATGCTGCCATCTAGAGCGCAGTTAACAGTGCCTCCGGCCCCGGTGGTCTGCACGGTAGCCCGGAGCCTAAGAGTAAACGCATATGTGAAGCCGGTCTGGATAATGACGCCACCGACAGTTATTGCAGAAGTCCCGGCAAACGCGACGCCATCAAGGAAATAGTCGAACGTAAACTGAGCCGTGGTACCGGACGGAGTGGTAATGGTCCCGTCACACTCGATCTCGTACTCAGATCCAACAAGAGCTTCGCTTGCGACATAGTTCAGGGTGCTAGACAAGATATGCGGAATCGTCTGCGTGCCCATAGTGAAGTTCGTAATGTCCAGAACGCTGCGGTCTAGTATCAGGTCAACGCCAGCAGTATTGATGAACCGCAACCTGCCCTGACTACCGGAGTAGATAATGCTAGACCCGGTAACTGTTGACGGAGCAGAAGCCTGGTTGTCCAGAACAAGCCCGCCAATGTGGACTTCGGCACCTTGCGCGTAGGCGTTAGTGAATCCGTCAGTGCCAGACATCCCGGAAATCGAGAAGACCATGTTGCCAGCAGCCGGAGAAGCGGAATACGCGAGGAACTCTCCGGAAGAACCAACGGCGAGAAAGCTAGAGGCTTGAACAACAGTGGCGTCAACAATGCCGGACACGACAATGCCAGCCACGAGCAAGCCAGCCGTAATGGTCAGGGCCGCTATCTGCGTAGCCGTGATGCTACCCGCAACGATGACGTTCTGGGCATTGAAGGTGATAGGAACCCAGGCACCGTTCACCCACTTGTTGATCTGATTACCGCCCGAACTATTGATCCACTCGTCACCATTGGTCGCACCGTTCACAGTACCCGAGCTCATGACAGAGCTCGCGTCTGGCTGGAAGTGAACGTTAACGTTACCGCCAGATGGCGGATCTAGCGACGTTACAGTGAACGGCCCGCCGAAACCTCCGGTGTTAACAAACGTGTCACCAACGATGACGGCCTGAGCCTGATCCTCAGTACAGATGAAGTAGCCCACGTCAGCAGGCGTACCTGATACCGCGAATGTCCAGCCGTAGGGAGTAGGCGCACCCGTGAAGTAAGTGAGGCCACCGAGAGACTTGGCGCTGATGACATTTGTCAGAGCCGTTGCTGGCACGCTGCCCGCGCCTAGCTGGGAGCCGGACACGGAACTGCCTATGGGCGAACCCTGCGAAACGCTACCGCCAGGAACCTGAGTTACAGAGAAAACTCCGGGGTTGAACGCTGTCTCAAATGGAGACTCCGGGACAGCGTTGAAAGTGAAGCCCCACGTGAAGTTATTGAGACTCTCCTGGTATCCCCAGATCATTAGCTTCGCAGTAGAAGTACCGTGGAACGTCGGCAAGTTCGTGATCTGAATATAGTCGCCAATGCGCAGGCCCGGCACGGAGGCGAAGAACGCATTGAGCTCCGGACGCTCCATGTCAATGTTTAGCTGCGGATAGCGCACCTCGTCATCTGCACCCTGGAACAACCTCTGCTTAGCTATAGCGTCAGTCTGTGCGTGAGTGTTCGCCACAATGTCTAGTGGTCCGCCCGCGTAGATGCCCACACCGTTCGGAGCGTTCTGGATAGACCGAGCACCCGAGGTCAGCGTGGCTAGAGTGGAGTAACCGTCCCAGTTATTGACAGTCCACTGATTCTTCAGGAGCTGAGTGTCATAGGTAGCCGGGAAGGGCGGAGACAGCACCGAGGTTGTGTAGTCTAGGGTAGCGACTGGGGACTGATTCTGCATAGACAGCAATGTGCGATAGCCCAGACCAAACGTATCCCTAGACTCGTACAGTAGCCCGCCGTCCGTGTTCTCAACGCTCTGCAGCAAGTTCGCAAGAGTGTCGTCAAATTGTGGCCCCATAGCCGCGGACGTAGAACCGATCACGGTAGACGCTATGTTAAACTCTGCGCACAGCCTCGTGAACCTGTCAACCGCAAATTCACCAGCGTGTCCGCCAAGAGCAGCAGCCGCAGTGAGGATAGACGGAACCGTGTAGTTGACCGTAAGCTGCCCAAAGGTCGTATTGGACAGCATGCCCGCACGGTTCAGCTTCACTGCCGTGACCGTGTTGATAGAAGCTGTCGTCAGCGTACCCGTTTTGGTCTCAAGAACAGACCCGGCACCAGGCTTAATGATCTCCAGAGTCCAGGTAAGGTTGGCCCCCGAGGGGGTTAGCTTCATGCTAACGAGAAGAGGAATGCCTCTCACGTTTGTCGTCGTTGAGGTAGTGAACACGATCGTGCCAACATTGTTCACTCCGTCAAACTGAAGCTTCCCGTTGCCCAGCATGTAGCATTCTAGCTTCTTAACCGTGCCAGTAGTATCAACCTCAGCAAGGTTCCAGTTGCCAGTCGGCTGATTACCGTCACCACCAGGCGGAACAGCTAGCGCAAAGCGAATGACGTTGTTAGTCGGTGTACCACCGCCAGAGACAGTACAGGTGATTCTCGCATTGTTGAACTGCATTAGCGAGTCGCTACCTAGGAAGCTTGTACTGTCCGCAGCATACGAAGGAGTGCTAGCCGTGACGGCTGCGTTACCACCAGCCCCGATGTTACTCACAAAGAACAGGGTGGCAGCGCCAGTCCCGCTTCCGCCGTCTTCAAAGGTCCAGTGCCCAGCAGGGATATCTGCGCCAGTTAGCTGATTCACATATCTCTTGTAGGAGCTACCAATGGGAGTAGAGGACTGCTGAATACGAGTCCAAATCCCTACCGCAACGATAGACGTAGTAATGTCAACTCCGGTAGAGTCTGAAGACGGAGGCCATGACATTACCTCACCGCAGAAGCGGAAGCCAGAATACACATTGATAGCCGGTTGCATTGTCGCTTCGTCAAGGAACACAGCCGTCCCGGCTGGCGGAGTGCCGGTGATCGACGGACCGTATTCGCCGAACGCAGCAGTCGCCGGAGCGGTGCCCGTGACCGTGCAGAACATCCACTGCCCGGCGGGCAGCGCCACATTCGAGCCGGATGAGGTGGACAGGAAGACGCCTCCGGAAGTATACCAGTCAATCGCAAAGTTGGTGAATGCGTATCCAGCGGCTGAGTATAGCCACCCAGACGCCGTGTAGGACGTCCCGACGGTTACCGGAGCGGAGGCAGCCAAAGTCGGCCGAACGAACGCCTGAGCAGGCGTGCCGGTGACGGTCAGCAATCCCGATTTTGTGCCGGAATGCGCCTGTACGCTGGACTGAGCAAACGTCGCGGACGTTGGGGTCCAGTTAGCGACGCCAGTCTCGAATGTTCCGTCGATTGTGCCAAGAGGTTTAGTAGATGCAGAACCAACAGAAATACGAACTAGAGCGCCCACGGCAATAGCCGGGAAGTAAGCACCCGAGGCATACTTCGGAGTAAACCTGAAATCCCGGTTGTTCAGGGTTAGGGTCATCTGCGAAGTCTGGATGCTGCTATTCTCGTCTACACGTCCTATGTTGGTGATGTTGACGGGATCTCGTTCGTACAGGTACTTCGAGATATCAGTCCATACACCTGTCACCAAGAGCTCAGCCTTGATGTCTAGGGGACTAGTTGGGAATATGGTAGCCATCAGCTCTTACCAAACGCCTTCTGCACGTCGCCTCCGCCGAGAACACGAACAGCGTACTTGATGTTTTTCAACTGAGCCGGAGTCAAGCCGGTAGCCTGCTGGAACGTATCGTCAAAACTGAGCGTAACAATGACAGTCTGAGCGCCAGGTCCGCTATCCCGCGAAAGGTGCTCGCGCTTCCCGGTACCATTCCACATCAGGTTGGCTCCTGGCTCCAGCCACCCGCCTCTGTCGTACCAATGCGGGCTCCTGCCTAGCCATGTGGAGTAGGTGTTAGCAGGAGTGCCGTAAGTCTGCTTGATATATGCGAGACCCCAGCGAATCTGAGTCTGGTAGTTGGTGCGCCAGTCAGCACCAGCCGACGCCATCTTGCTCGCTGGCAATGACTGAGGAATGCCGTACGCACCAGAGCCGGGGTTAAGGGCATTCCAGCGCCAGCCAGACTCACCATTCCACAATGCCTGAAGAGGTGGGAACTGATTCAAGCCCCAGCCATACGCCCACAGGATTTTACGAGCGTATGCCTGAGCAACTGCCGCGGACTGACTGAACGCTCCTGTCGAAGGAACTCCAGTAATGCCGCCAAAAGGATTGAAGTTCGCAGCAGCAGCTTTCGCTTTCGCGTTGGCCAGGACAGCCGCCTTAGCGCGAGCAGCCTCAGTGGCGAGGAAGCTTCTCTCTACGGCACTGACGAAGTTTGACTCTACTCCCTGAGCCCACAGAGGCGCGCCGACAAGACCACCGCTAGCGTAACCCTTGACACCCATAGCCCGGAACACATTGGCGAACTTCCGAGACTTGTGCTTATCAACTACAGTCTCGCCCTTTTCTAGCAGAGCCGGCTCAGTGTCGCCACCGCCAAATCCTGGGATCCTTCCACCTGCTGCCAGGGAGTGCAACGAGAATCCACCGGAAGAAATGGACTGTGCAACCTTCTGCGTAAACGTCATGCCACCACCGCCGGACGCGAACACCTTGACAGTGACGCTCTTGCCGTGCAGTGCGTCGATCTTCCTTTGCAGACCGTTTACGAAACTTGTGGCGTCCCTAGCCGAGAACCCGGAATTCTCAAGGTCCTTGATTAGCTGCTGCCGTGCGCTTCTGGTGCGATTAGTGTTCTCTCCGGAAGACGCGATCAGGTCTGTCCATCTCTTCATGTCCCTATTGACATGGTTGGACAGAAGTAGGTCTTGCTGGAACATCTGCGTTGTCATGCCCTTGAGCACACCAGTGAACGTCGCAGCGTTGATCGCGTTCTTTGCAACGATACTGTTCATTCCCGTCAGGCTCGTGGAGTTATTCTTTACCCACGTGTCCAGGGTCTTCAGAGATACAGTGCCGGGGCCAAGCGCATTGTTGATGTACGCGACCATGACAGCCCGCGCTTCTTTATTGTGCCCGACATACTTCAGAATCTCTCCGGAACCAGTCGCAACAACCTTTGACAGATCAGCAGTTGAAGCACCCTCTAGGGAAAGTGCGTCGGTCATCTTTTGAAGCGCAGGAATAGAGATAGAGTACAGGGTGTTGGAAAACGCGAGGCTCTGCTGGTTCAAGCCGTCCAGGTTTCCCTTAGCTAGCTTAAAAGCCTCAGCTAGTCCAGAAGGATTCTTGAACTTGGCGGTGGTGCCCTGAATGGACTGCTGGAAGTTGTTGAACGCTACCTGTCCGCCGAGAAGAAGCTGGATAAGATTGTCTTCCTGCGTAATGACCTTCTGCATAGCAGGTACGGTCTCTTGCATGAAGATATTGTTCTGAGCATTCTGCGCAGCAGCCGCACGACCAGTGCCCAAGCCGAGAGCACGCTGAGCATCCGCTGCGGCCTGCGCTTCAATAACGAGTTCCTTGAGTCTCTGGCCGCTAGCTGTCAGGATGTCGTTGCTCGTAATTCCGGCTTCATTAACTAGACCAATGTTTCCGCCAGCAGCTTTGAGAACTGCACTGTAGTTGCTCCAATATGTCTTTAGAGTTCCGACCTCGTTGCTTTGCTGCTTGTAAGCCAGTGTCGTTTGAGTAACGACCTGTCCGGTTCGTCCGCTAGTTACCGTAAAAGTCTTCTGGGTATTGTTGAGCTGGTTCTGTGCTATAGCCATCTGCTTGGTCAAGTTTACGCCGAGCTGAGTAACCGGCTGCTTCTTGAGAGCTTCATTGGCCGCCTGACTATACGAGCTCAGAGAATTACTGCCCTTGACCAGCCAGTAGACCAGAGCGCCGAGAGCAACCGCTGCTGCACCGACCCAGACCAAGGGGTTCACCGCGCCTGCTGCGGCCATGGCTCCGTCCATGGCTAGAGCTGCGTCAGTAGCTAGACCTTCAGCAGTTCCGAGAGTGAATAGCTCTCCGACCAGCAGACCGATGCCCCCTAGCATCTGCTTGATGCCACCACCGAACGCGGCGGCGTCAAACGCGAGCATGCCTGCATCCACCAGCCCGAACTTAGCAGCCAACCCGAGCAGTGCATCCCCCATCTTGACAGCAAGTGTCGCACCAATGCCTAGCCAGATCACCGCACCGTGGAATGCGAGCCCCAGCTTCAAAGCCCACTGACCAATAGCACTTCCTGTTATTGACTCTAGACCATGGCTCAACATGTCTAGTGCGGACAGCAATACCTCCGCGTAGCCGGGCACAGCGTGAAGAACGTTCCCAATAATTCCGAAGATGTTGCCGATGAAGTTGCCAATGCCAGCCAGGTCCTTAGCCGCGTTCGCCATGAACTGATCAAGACCGCCAGAGGTCAGTGCAACTGTCATGCGTGCGCCGAGCTGCTGTACGACAGAGCCAGCTTCCTTCGCTGTCTTGGTAAAGATCGCGGTCTTGGCTCCAGCGATTATCAGGAGATCACCAAATAGGCTCCATACCTGAGGCGCAACCGCATCCTCAAGCTTCTGCATACTGCCAGTCAGAGGATAGATGCTCATGTTTAGGGCATGCGTCGTGATCCATAGCGACTTCATGGAACGGCTTATGTCCATGACAGTGCCGATAGCCGCAGCACCGAACGCAAGGAATCCAGCCGAGGCCGGAATAAGGACAGCCGCAGCCTCGAGCACAGACTCGCCAAGAAGGTGAAATCCGCCGATAGTAGAAACGAACGGAACACCCTTCAACACTCCGGCAAACAGCGGGATCTGCCTATTGAGACGACCCAGCATGTTCCAGAATCCGCCGCCCCAGTAACCCAGTCCGCGAAGTCCTCCTCCGGAGCTATTTCCAGAAGCGTCGTCAGCAGACTTAGCCAAGTTTCCCATTGAGGCCTTGAACCTTGGCCCGCCAAGATCGTTCAATTTTTGCTGAGTGTCCGCAGCAGTCTTCTGGAACAACTTCATCTTGGCCAGGGCGGAAGCGAAGCCTGCTCCAGTTAGATCATCCGCTGTGATCGTGATGTTTACTTCATTCGCCATCTTCTCCTCCTTCCAGTGGCCTACCGATTTCCACGATCTTCAGCATGCGGATGATATCTGCGTCCTGGTCTAGAACACCGCCCTCTCTAGGAAGACATTGGAACCTGTCGCAGAGGCCAATTATGACCTCCGCTTCTTCTAGCTCCCAAGGTTTTCCGACGACGTCCCCAGACCGAGTGATTCTTCCTCCGAAGTCCCTCCAGAGCTCGATTCGTTCCTCGAGGGATTTGGGACGTTCACCATCGCAACCTGCCAGGCGTTGATGAGTTGAGCGACCAGGGTACGCTCCTGAGCGTCGACGCCCTCGCGGTTCGTAGGCACGGCTTGTCCAGCCAGATCCTCGAGATCCCACGACACGAGGTGGTCACAGAACAGCTCAATAATCCTGTCGCTGTCCTCCAGGTCCTGGGCCGTCACGCCGGGCGTTTCGTCGTTGCGGACAGATGCCTTGAGCATCTCCGCGTTCTCCTTGATCGTGCAGCAGCTCATGCGAACGTGCAGCCCGTCGAGTTCCGTGCCCTCGAACGTCAGGTTGTAGATCGTCGGCTGTGGCCTGAATCCCATGATGTCCTCCTTGATCTGACAAAGTATGGGAACCAATACGAGAACCCATACGAAGATGTGGCTTAGGCCCACACCGGAACAGCGCCGTCGGCGAGGCTGGCCGGAACCTGCCAGGTCAGTTCCGCAGTGTTGGCTCGGGTGATCTGGTAGTCGGTGATCAGGCAGTTCACCGTGATGATCGGCGTGGTGGTGACCGACGTAGGCGCGATGGACACGGACCGAGTGACCGAAGTGCCGGTGACCGTGCTGAACACGGAGTGGCTCAGGTTCGGGTCGTTGTCGAAGATGCCGTTGAAGGTGACCGTGAAGTCCGTCAGGAGCAGCAAGCGCTCGTTGGCGAACTTGTTCATGCCGGTCGTGTCCTCAAGACCACGCGGAGTTGAGAACGTGTAATTGGTGATGTCGGTACCGATGTCGCGGTAGGTGGTGGCAGCGTCCGTGACCTTCAGGGTCCCGCTGAGACCAGTAAGCTTCGGCATGGCCGATTCCTCTCAGTAGTTCATCTTGGATAGATCTAGGAGCTTGAGTTGATTCTCTCCGAAGTCCTCAACCCAATGCTCTATGCGATCGTGACGACGGAACCTCCCCGTAGGGTTGCCCCGCCAATCTCCGTCAGCAACGTACAGCCGCGGAGGTCGTCCGATAGGGACCCGATGAGAATCCCAAGCCATGCAGATTGTGCCGGGCTTATAGATGAACTTCACCAGTTCCAGCGAAACCCGTTGCATACTGTACGTGCGCTTCTTGTCGTGCGTTAGAAAGTGAAACTGCCTCTTGCCTAGGTCGGTAGTCAGGTCCACTGTCGTGACGAACCCGTACTTCCAGCCGTCGCACTCATACTCCTCGCACGTTGCCTTGCGGAAGTGCGAGCGAGGCGGAGCCAGCACGGAGTACGACTTGTAGAGCTCCACGCCGCCCACGGGATTTGGATGAGCGCTTAGAGACTGTAGCTGGAACATCAGAACACCACTCCTGCCACCGGGTTCTGGACGAAGTTGACAGCGATGATCGCCTGCGTAAACGTCCCCGCGGTCACCACTTTGAGGAACTGGTTCACGGTCGTCACGTTTGAGGTTGCCTGCCGATATCCCTCGACAACTGTCTGGCTGCCGAAGTCGATGAGTGTCGTGTACGAGCCGCCAGATGTCGTGGCGTGCGTGATGGTGACCTGGACATTAGTACCCACGAGCTCGATGATGTGGAGGTACGCCTGGCACCCGAACGCCGTGCCTGCGCCCTGGTCGAAGAACGCCCCTGTAGTCGGCCCATTGTCAACACGAGGTCCTGGGGTTAGCTGCTTCCCCCACTCCAAGCCGAAGGCGTTAGCCATCCAGTCGACCTTCAGCGAGATGTTCCCGTTCGCGTCTCGCGTAGGGTCGTAGTTGGTCTGCTTGGCAACCATGGAGGCTGCGGGCTGGCCGACACTGTTGGCCGTGAACGTAACACCCTGGAAGTAGCTGCAGATCGTGTCAGCAGAAGGCAGGCCCGCGAGTGCGTCGTGTTCCGTACCGAGCGACCTCCAGACCCAGGTTGGCGCAACCGTGTACGTCAGCGTGATCGTGCCGAACGCCGGAAGCGCATAGGTGCCTGCGCCAGAGCCCACGGACGTACCGTTGATCACGACGTTGGTCATCGTGCCGCCGGTGATCGTCACGCGCACCACGTACGGGAACGTGCTAGCGAGCGGAGTACCCGAGGCAGGTACACCTGGCGACGCTACAACCGGGAAGTTCGTGTCCATGAACACGGTGGCGCTGATAGCTCCGTCACGCTTGCCCTTGAGCCGGGCGTGCGCCCGCTGCGTCATGGCGGTTGCGTCCAGAAGCTGAAGCGGCATGCTGATCTTGTCAAGCGAGGCAACGTCGCCTGACAGGTCAAAGCTATCCGCGTAGAAGTTGTCGCCTAGACCTGTTGTTTTCGGCATTACTTCACCTCACCTAGCATTGCTGACTTTATATGGCCGACCTGTACGCCGGTATTGACGTGGACAGGAAATCCTGAGATGGCTGCCCGGATGCAGAAGGACACGTCTTCGCCGAAGTCCCGGCCCGCGATCACGCCTTCTCTGAACCAGCACCGTTCTCCGGCTGAATCCTTCTTGATCGTCTCGAATACGCTACGATGCACGAGCAAGAAGCCTGCACCGACACTAAACACTCTGACGATCTGGTCGTCCCTGATGTCCTCGATCGGATGAATGTCCAACTCGCTGCCTTCGCTCATGTTGACATACGCAGCCGGGATCTTCTGGCCATCTTCGAAGATGTAGTACAGAGCGCTAACGACTGGCCGATGGATAGGGTCAGCATCTTCCAGCAAGCGGGACACCGCATCTGGAGCAAAGACGATGTCGGTGTCAACCATGCACAGCCACTCAAGCTCGTAGGTGAGAAACTGCTCCGCGAGGAGGTTACGAGCAAGCGCCACGAGGGGACCTGCGGAGGAACTGATGACTCCACCGATAGCTGGATCAGCATCGGGTCCGGACACGGCATTGAGCACTGCGCCCAGGAACTCCACACGACACGTACCTCCGCTTACATACCCGAGCATTACTGGACCCTGTACCATCACGTCGCTCCTTGCACAAACATGTCGTTGATGATCACTGGGATCACTACCGTCATGACCCGGAACATCTGCTTGTCGATCTCCACGTACCCGGCCTGAGCAGAGAGCTGATTTCCCGTCATGCCCAGAAGATCAACGTTGCGAACGCCAGCGTCTCCGCCGAAGTTGAAGTCTGACGTTAGCGCCCCGATAAGATCACAAGTAGCTGACGTGATGTTCGGATCAATCATGTCGTATGGCTGCTGCCGGAAGTTCGTGTACAGCCTCGCGTTTAGCTGAACCATTCCCGTAGTTGCCGAAATGCCCGAGCCCTGCCGATACGGCTCAATCTTATTGATCCAGACGGAGCACGCGATGCCATCTCCGGGAGCGTTCTTCGGCTCGTGCTGATTAACGTGATCAAATCTGCCGCTGGCCAGCGCGTAGCTCACGACCTTGTCGAAGACCGTGTTCACAGCGGCGTCATTGAAGTTCACGTTAATTCACCGTTCTCGCAGAGACGGGATTCGTGGCAGTATCTGTACTTCACCAGTGATGCAACTCCTCAGCTATCTCGCGGAGCTCTCCGGCGAATATGTCCGACAGCGCCCCGGCCAGTGCAGAAGCGTCGGCCTGTCCTTGATGATCAGCACCGTGAATCCTGAACTGCTTGATCAGGCGCTGCTTCATTCGGTTTCGCCCGATGTCAGAGTCCATCTGCCGAGCCCGCTCCAGTAGCGCTGCCTCTACTGGCCCGAGCGAAGCGTCTAGGAACTTCTTGCGGTTGGGCTGACGCGGCATGTTCATCCCGGCTGCACCGTCCCCTGAAGAAGCCGCCCGCCCTGGACTGCCTTCTGCTCCGGCGACATCTCGGCCACCTCGACGTGATCCTCGCACACCGGAACGGCGATGCAGGCCATGACGATCTGTCCGGCGAAAATCTGCTGCTGCCAGGCCGGAACCCAGGTAATCGCGGTCTTGATGACAGGAGCAGGAAACTTCTCGTCGATAGTTCCGAGAGCTTGGTCCGCAAGGAACTTCTTGTGGATCGCTACGCAGTTCAGGCACTTGGTGTCCATTGTTTCTCCTATAGATTCATGGCGGTGAGATAAGGAGGTAGCTCTTGCTCGGCGATGACGCCTGCTCGCCCAGACTGAAGTATCTGAGCGATCTTGCGAAATGTGAAGTATCCCGGGAATCGTCTTGGCGGCGGATTCCTGCGGTGAGGCCAGATGATCATGTTGGCTGAGTCTATGCCCTCGATCCATGCTCCGTAGGTGATTGGGTCGTCCGTGACAAGGGAAGCGTTGGGAGACTGATGCTCCGCGTGAATAGCTGCCTCCAGAGCGCCAGCGTTAGCGGGCACCGGATTCGTATGCGGCGTACCGCCGTGATGCCCGAGGTACATGTACTGAGTCGGCAGATAATTCCTAATGTCCGTAACAGCGACATCACTGATAGTATCAATGACATGGGCCTTAAACCGATCAACTTCCCGCTCGGCCCTTCCGTCAACGAGAGAACCGTGAATGCTGCAATGAATTGTGATGCCGCTCATATCGCCCGCTTCCTTATCTTACGAGCATACTTGGACTCGCCGAAACGCTGACGCAGGTCAAGGAGACCAGCACCTGCGATCTGCTCAGCAACAGCGAAGCCGCCACGATTCACAGACACGAGCTTGGCTGGTGCACTAGCTCCTCCGTACGCACCGGGCTCCTGAGTGATCCACACCTCAGCCTCGGCAATGGCTAGCTGCCGAACAAGTCCGGGCACGGCGTTGACCGTGAGCGCGAGGTTCTGCGAATGACTGGCCGCAGTGGTGCCCAGAACGCCACGTAGCACGCTCAGGCTCCGCCTAGCCCATAGGGTGCCCCCAGTGTGCCCGGCCAGGATGCTAGCGTCCCAAGCCCGCTTGACAACCATCGTATTTCCCAGGATCTGCAAGATCAGGATCCACTCGGCATCCACCATGATAACTTCGCCAACGGTGAACTTCGTCCCGTCAGGCACCATGACAATATTGTCCTGCGCTGAAGCGTTAGACAGGCCGGAAAACGCGATCGTGGTATCAATGAAGTTAGAGTCTGTCACAATCATGCGCTCAGAACCTGCGATCAGCAAGTCGCCCACGCCAATGGACACCGCGTCAGACACGGTGATCGTCGCATCGCCAGCGTTGCAGGCAACGGCCAGGGTTCCCGCAGGCCGAGTATTGGTCCAGTAGCCGAACGTTCCTGTAATGCCGACATCAAGCTGCGGGGTCTGCCCAGATCCGAAAGCGTTGTTGAGATCGCGCCGTAGCTCAATGCTCGTAAAGGGAGGACCCGTGTTTACGGGCTGGAAGATGACTGCGTTGATAGGGATCACAACAGGGACAGGCAGAAAAGTTCCAGAAACGATCGACGTGGCCGGGGCAGCTAGCTCATTGTTCTCGAGCCATATCCGCCAGGGGTAGGCGAGAGAGTAGTTGGGCCAGTCAAACTTCGCAGTGCGATCGTGAGGATAGAACTTGCGCTGAGCGAATCCCTCAACAACTTCCGCGGCCGACACGATGGCGCGGTCAACCTGGTCGTTGGAGTAAGACGCCAACTTGACGTCTAGTGCTCGGCGCACTTGTTCCCGCGTGCAGTAGCACGCCCTGTCAACTATCACTGCCTGTCCCTTGCTGTCTTGGCGTCAGTCGCGATTGCGACTGTGGGCCGTGAGATATGAAATTGTCTAGTTCTTCTTGGAGGTCTTTGGTGCCTGCGGCTCCGGGTCAATGGCAGCGTCAGCCTTACCTTCCTGCTCCCCCGCCAGAGAGTCAGGTGGACCGGCAGCATCCGGAGCCGCAGACACGTCTTTGGCGGGAAGCACCAAAGCGGAAACCACGTCGTCCGGACGCGCTAGCCCACACTGCGGGCAATTCGGCAGACCCAGTATTCCCATGGTTCCGCATCTCGGGCAATCCCACATGTTGCTCTCCTATCTTATCAGGAAGCCTCCGCTTCCTGGGTCAGCTTCGCTTGGTCCTTTTGGAGCTAGGCGAGCCGGCGTCCTCCGAAGAGCTCTGCTGGCTCGGCTGGCCTGACCCAGTCTCTTGGGTACTGCCAACCGTCGAATCGGCAGAAGAGGACGCCTGGGTCGGTGATGGATCCGGCGCTGGGGACGGGTCCTTGTCGGAGAGGTTCTCCGCATCGGGGGCAGGCGACTGGAGGTCGCTCGTTGTAGTCCCGCCACTCTTGTCTTGCTTCGTCTCTGATGGCGAGAAGCTGGTCCCAACTGATGATGCCACCTCCGCATCTTCCGCATCCTGCTGTTCTTCCAGATTCACCTCTTCCAGAACAACCTCGTCTGGCACCGGTTCAAGGTCCAGTAGATGATTACTGGATCCGCTGAGGTACGCCTTGGGCATTCTCATTCTCCCTGCTGTGCCTTGACCCCGCCGGGTTCTTGGCCCTCGTTAGCTAGCTGATCGTAGGACTCCTGAGCAATCTGGTTCGGGTCGAGGACCACGCCCTGAACTGTTGCTGTTGGCATGACCTGCCCCTACTCGTTTGGAACTACGCCGCTGGGCTCCTGACCCTCGTCAGCAAGCTGGTCGTCTGACTCAGTTGCTGCTTCCTGAGGGTCCAGGATCACGCCCTGATTGGTTGTGATGGTTGGCATAACTTCCACGACCTCTTCGTCAGATCCCACTTCTTCGCAACGGCGTCATATACAGCGCCGTCGTTCTGAGCCGCCGTCGTCATGGGAGTGTCGAGAGTTACGCCCGTCTGTGCATTGGTCTTTGGCATCGTACCTCCTAAGCTGCCGTGACGACTGCCGTCTGGTCATACGGCATGTATGTGATAGACCACGTAACCGCGCCGGTAGTGCTCGCGTTTGTCGTGACCGTGATAGCTCCGGAAGACACGAGGCATAGGCCACCTTGCGAGATCTGACCGAGATAGAACGCCCCGGTAAGACCACTGGCCAGAACCCCACTAGCACCGCCGACAACGAGCGCACCCGCTGCCGGAGGAACCTGGAACGAAGTGCCCACCGGCGAGCTAGTGATAGCTGTCGCCGTAGCGAGTGCCGTAGGTGCCGAGGCCCCGCCCGTAGGCGTGACACCGACAGACAGAGTGGTGGCCACAGCGCCGATCGGCGTAACCGAAACTAGGCCGAGCAGGCTCGTCAGAAGGATGCGGCCACCACTCACGTTGAAAACTGTCTGCAGACCACTCTGAGGAATGGTCTTGGAAGCCCCAGATACCAGCAGGCCGAAGAGCGCTTCCCGGAGCTGAATCCCGGTCGGAAATACTGACACCTGAGTTCTCCCTTCTAAACGTTGGTTACGGTTGTTCCGGCCGCAGCACCGAGGAACAGCGGAGCCCAGACCAGAATCCAGGTGATCGCCATGGTGTTCGTCGCCGCCGTGGTGATCGTCAGGTTGGTGTTCGCCAGGGTGAAGAACGATTCCCCGACAGCCGCCGAGCTCGCGACCAGCGGCACCGGAAGCGCACCGCCGATCGGAGTCGGCAGCTTGAACACCGAGCCGACAGCCTGCGTTGTAAGCGGAGCAGCCGGAGCCGCAGAGATACCGGCAGGCTTCCCGGTATACCCGATGGTGGGGCTGACGCCGGTTGCCGATCCGACCGTTGACACGACGCCGACCAAGGTCGCCATGATCGTGCCGACGACCGTGAACACCGTGCCGGTCGTGCTGGCCGGGAGCACCTTGCCGAAGTTGACGTTGACCTGACCAGTGGCGCTCCAGCCATGCGGGACTGTCACGTCCCGGACAGTGAAGCCTTTGGCAGTGGAGCTCATGGTTCCTCCTAGGCCGCGCTGACGACAGCGAGATTCTCCGGCTTGCGCTGGACGGTCAGGTCGTGCAGGATCGCCATTCCGATGCCGGAGCCGGTCACCGTGCACTTGATGAAGTTGTACGGGTCAGGAAGCTGCGAGCCGTACACCGTGAAGCATGCGGCCGTCGCCGTGGTCAGCCCGGCCGTCGTGCCGAGCGTGAACGTAGACGCCGCCGTGATGTTCGCACGCGCCCAGGCGACCGTACCGGTCGTGCTCGTCGACCAGTAGACCCTCGTGATCGGCGAAAGCGCGGGCGTGAAGAACGACGCCACCTGGTACGTACCGGCGAAGCTGGTCGCGTAGGTGAGCGTCGGCACTGCCGTCGCCCCGGTGATGACGAAGGTGACCGCCGAGCAGTCCTTCAGCTTGATACCGGGACCCGCAGTGATCACGGGAACGACGTTGAACAGTCTTCCTAGGCCATCCATTCCGGCCATGGTTTTCTCCTTGTCCCTCGGGGGCGTTACTGCCCGAGATTACCTGCTAGCGGGATGCTAGCTGGACGAACGGGGTCAGCGTGTTCGCGCTGTTGTTGTGAGGCACGATGGCCGACTGGATCCAGGGCCGACCGTCCAGGCGCTCGATGACACGGAACGCCGTCTTGTCGTTCTGGAACTTGTAGTGCTCCGAACTCATCGACTGCATCATCTGGCGGTCGCCGACGAGGTAGTACGCGAGGTCCACGAAGCTGATGTCGCCGGTGGTCCCGAGCGCCGGGGTCTTCTCCGTGAAGTAGACCGGGCGGCCGAGGATCGTGACCGGAGGAGTTGCGGTGCCGGGATTCGTGTAGTTGCCCATCCAGACCGGCCCGCCGCCCGTGCCCACGGACAGCGCCATCGTGGCGAGCTCGGGGAACGTGTCGATGGAGCAGATCCAGACCGCACGACCGAGCGCCGTCGGGAGCATGCGGGCGTACATGCCGACCACGTTCTCCCACACGATGGTCTGGGTGGCCTGGCCAGCCTGCGCCGCGACCTGGACGCTCGCCGGGCAGTTGACGAAGCCCAGCGGCTCGCCGACGCCCGTGCCAGTCATGAAGGCGATGTCCTCGAACCAGGCGATCGCACGCGGGAAGATGGTGTCGAAGAACGAGCCGAACGCCGGGGCGTCGGCCAGGAGCTCGTTCGGGACTTCCGCGTACCCGGTCAGCTTCTTGGCGTCCAGGACGACCCGACCGAAGCTGGCCTGCGACTCGACGAGCTGCGCCGCCTCCTCCGTCCAGTAGCAGACCACGCCGCCGAACACCGAGGACACGTTGCTCGTGGTGTCGATCATGGGGATCGGGACGCGCAGGCTGTCCATGGGGATGACCTGCGCCCTGGGGCGGACGACGGCGTCCTCGAGAGCAACCTGGAGGATCTGGGACCGCAAAACCTCAGGGATGAGGAAGCCGCCGTCCGCCGGGACCTCCGAGCCGAACGAGTTCTGAATCTGCAGCGCGGCTGATCGCTTCTTCCCAAGCTGCTGGGAATTCTTCAGTGTCTCGTATCGGGGCCAGATGGCCTGGAAAAACTCGGAGGTGGATTCGAACATGCAGCCCTGTGCTCCGTCGGCATTGGCTGTGTTCCTGAGCTCCTTCTCGAGCTTCGCGCCGTAGCTGTTCGCGTTGTACGCCGCGCCCTTGCCCATGCTCACCTTGCGGGCGTCGAACCTCGGAGTCTCGGTGGCGGCGTTGCTGAAGTTGAGCCGGCCGTTGCCCATGCCGTTCTCGCGCATGAAGTCGGCGAGCCCGAGCTGCACCTGCTCCTTGATCTGCGCCTGAAGGTCGCGGTCCCTGTCGACCGTCATGTGGGCGTACGCCTTGATGAACTCCTTGAACTTGCCGGGCTCGGACATCATCGCCTTGACGTTGCCCGCGTCGCCCAGAAACGCCTCCAGCTCTTCAGGCTTGGAAGGGATGGTAACTGTGGGGGCCATGCTAGCTCTCCTTTCAGAGCCTGAGAGAGGCTGCGAACCTCTTGATTTCCTCGTCGCTCAACTCGAGCTGATTGCTCGTGCTGTCTGACTTGTCGTCCCCGTCCCCGCTCGGGAGGCCGAGACTACTTGCATGAGCCTTGAGATGGGCAAGCGCAGCATCCCTGTTCTTGAGATCCTGCGTCTGATTCCATCGGCCCAGAGCAGCGATGACGCCGCCCTTGTCCGGACCAGCTCCCGGAGAAGCGTGATGCGGAAGTGCCCAGTGTCCGGCTGAATCCGGATCACCCTCGGTGTGCTCGCCCGCGCAGATCGACTTGTAGTCCGACGCCGAGTTGCACTTGGCGAGAGCCGCCGCCGCGTCCCAGTTGAGGATCTTGTCCAGGTAGTCGAACTGCGCCGGATCCTGCTGCGGCGAAGGCGGAGGAAGAGTTTGCCTGCCGCTGGCGTGGTAGACGGACATGTCCCACTTGTCGTCCGGGCTCTTCATCCGGCGTCCCGCTCCCGAGTCGATCATCCGGTCCGCCAGACCCTCCTCGATGGACTCGTCGGCGTCGAACCAGGTCTCCGCCTTCATGACCTCGCGCCAGTACGCGATCGGCTTGCCGGTGTGATCGCTGTAGATGCTGGCGATGTTGTGGCTAGCCTTGTCAAGCTGCTCGGCGAGATCGCGCATGTCCTGCGCATTGCCGACAGCCATGGCAAAGCCCTCGTGGATCATGATCTGCGCGTTACGTGCGATCAGCACCGGGTTTCCGGCCATGGCGATGACCGAAGCGATGCTGGCCGCGATGCCGTCGACGTGAACCGTCACGTTCTTGCGCGCGAGCAGGGTGTTGTAGATGGCGATGCCGTCCCACACTTCGCCGCCCGGCGAGTTGATGTGGACTTCGAGGTCGCCGGTCACGTCCGCCATGTCGCGGATGAGATCCGAAGCGGACACGCCGAAGAATCCGATCTCGTCGTAGATGTGCAGCTGAGTCGGACCACCGGCTTGATTCCTGATCCTGTACCAGTTGTTGATGGACGGCTGGTGCAGTGCATACTCCCTCCTGGTCGTCCTCCAGGGAGTGTTCCGGCTCATACTGTCTCTCTTTCTCTATGGCCGTTTCCGTTCTGCCTGACTTCGTCGAATGCTTCCTTCATGACTTCGGCTAGATCGAAACTGATGTCGAAACTGTTAGCCTGGCCCGTCGGCGTCGGAGTGATATCTGGCTGTGCCTGACTCGGCTTCGGCAGGGCGGGCCGCCCCACCGGAGGCGGATTGCCGACCGGCTTCGCTGGCGGCGTAAACTTCATGTTCGGCAGGCCCACCATCTCGAGCACGTCGTCCGGATCCCAGCCCGCCTCAACAAGTAGGCTGGCCGCCGCACTCTTAACCGTCAGCTCTTCGTTGGCCTCGTTGGCGCTCGGCGGCATCGGGTTGTCGAACTCAAACTCCACGTCCTGGCCCGTGCCCCCGAACATCTCCAGATATGGCACGTTCAGGACCTGCCGCTGTCTCCGCAGCCTCGGAATCTCGTGCCAGGCCACATGGACTTCTTCTGCGGTCTGCGCGTTGGCCCTGTTCACGTCGTCGGAGTTCCCGAGCATGGCCTGGTGAATCCGATACCCCTGCCGGATCATGTCGCTCGTCACCTTCCGCAGATCCGCGAACTGCATATCGCGCATGCTGTAGGTGTTCGGCTGCCAGGTCGCCCCTTGCTCGAGAACTCCGACGCGGTGACCTCGAGCGACCCCTTGATGTTGCTCGCGCCACCTGTCCGTGAACTCTGTGAACTCGTCGTCAGTCAGCCGCTTGCTGAAGGTGACCAGACCACCAGGCTGAGCAGAGTTCAGGAAGAAATTGCGGGACCATTCTGCAGAGTACCGCGCAGCATCGATATCGATCAGGATCGCCTGGACAGCGCTCAAACCTCGGTAGGGGTCTGTCGGGTGCGGGTACTTCAGCTGAATCACTTCGCTCGTTGATAGTGGCACCGCCTCTCCGTTCGGCCCCGTGTAGATCCAGCCCTTCAAGAAATCCTGCCGATCCGGAACCGGGTCCATGCGATCCGGCCGAACCGGCCACATCTCAATCGGCACGCTCAGGCCCGAAGGACCGCGGTTCAAGACCCAGTACCACTCGCCAGCTAGCTCCATGTGCTGCCAGCCGATCTCGCGGAAGTCCGCTCCCGTCATGAACGGGTTGGGCCTGTTCCAGAGTCTAAGCGCCTGATGCTGCACGACTTCTGTTCTTTGATCGCTCCCTACGTCGCCCTTGCTGTAGCGGACCCTGCCGTCCTTATTCTTGCGATAAAGACGCCAGCCGCCCTGAGACTGACTCCCGGTGGAGAGCAGTTGTATGATCGCGTACAGCGTCCCCTGCATCCCCATAGCCTGCATCATGGTGAAGCGGTCAGCCGGACCGCTGCCGTACAGGTTGTCGCCGTGCAGATTCCAGGAGCTGTTGAACGGGATCGGCCGAACCGTGTTGTAGACCTTCTTGATCAAGCTCTTGGTCACGGCGTCACCTCGTCCGGAGTGACGTCAATGGTCGTGGCCTCGGCCGCAGCCATCATGGCGCTGGGATTCGCGATCAGTAGGCGTGAAATCTCCTTGGTACCCGGCGCAGCACTATAGGACATCATCTCTTCACCGTTGGTGGTGATGATAGTCAGGCTGGCCGGAATAGCGTCGTCATCAAGTTCTCTGTAGAGATTCTGTAGCGCTTGCTGTAGCCAGTGCCAGCGAGGATCCAGAAGCTGCCGCCCGCCCATTAGTCGCTCACCTTGAACTCAAAAACTAGGAGCAGGATGCCGGTCACAAGAAGCCCGGTAAACACCGAATGAACGAAGGATGCAGCCGATATACAGCCAAATCCGGCCAGAGTATAGGCATGATCCGCGATATGGCGTCTGATCGGCCTCGAACGACCTCTAACGTCCTCTCGAAGCCTCCTTAGCCGTCGCGAGAGCCTTTCTCGGCCTTCTGCGCTCCGAAACGCGAGTACGTTGGCCATCAGAGGCCTCCTCGGTCGTCGTTCAGCCTTAGACCGAATCTCCACGTCGGAGGAGACAGCAAATCCCAGTTCCGCATCAGCTTGAAGGAGTTACCGATGCTGTCGCCGTAATAGCTGTTCCCGTTGAACATCAGACCGCTCCCGCCAGACACCAGGCCGCGAAGCCGCCGAATCCCCACGCCCACGCTCCCGCGTCGAAGACATTTGCGCCTGCGATCGTCACTGCGGCCAAGAAGAAGCAGACCGCGCCGATCACGAGCAGGAACCTGTTCAAGTAGAGGAATGTGCCTGTCCTGGTCTGTGGCTGCGTCATGACCAACTCCAGATGATCCAGTAGAACCCTGTTGATGCGCTCGTTGTTGTCATACCGGGAAGCTCCTGTACATCGGGCGGATACCGAATTCTCGCTGTGCGACGATATACCTCATCGCATCTGCGCCGTGGTCGTCTTCCTTGACGGGCTCTTCCTTGGTCTTCTTGTCGGCCCAGACATACCCCGGAATCTCGTCTATGGTGCAGGTGGGCCGTCCGGCCTCTTCCAGCTCTGAGTCCATCTCTACAAGAGCGTCTCTGAGGAAGTAGATGCGGGGCCGTCCGTCGGGCTGAACAATGAAGCGGCGCTGCGTCGTGTCTAGACCTTCTAGGACTGACTTGTGCGCGGCCTCGGTCCCCATGCCGAGCTCTTGCTCCAGCGTAGCCCGGCCCTCTGCGTCGTGGTCACACACGATCGCTCGTGGCCGTGGCTCTGTCCAGGAACCTCTCTCGTTCAGGACGATCCTGCGAATCGCCTTCGCGTGCTGGTCCACAGTCCGGCGCGTGTGATAGATCTCACGATACAGGTACAGACGCCCGTCGGGGTCCTCCGCCCAGAACTGACAGACGAACGGATGCGTGTAGCCGAAGTCTACAGACCAGAACCTGTGCCAGGACATTGGTATGCCTAGCGGATCCCTGTTGTCGCCGTCCTCGGTCGTGGGCAAGTCCGCTACGGTGATCAGATGAGTGCTCGGGAGATAGTCCTCGTAGATGACACCCTCAGCCGCGACCCACAGTCCCCTGCGGAGGCGCTTGTACCGCACGCCGGTCAGGCGATCGAGCTTGTCCATGTACGCCTTGCCGCGAACCGTGATCTGTCCGTTAGCGGAGAACAGAATAGGGTTGTCCTCGTGGCGAGACTCGAGCATGGTCGTGGCCTGGCGGTCTGTCCGCTTCTTCAGCCAGTGATCCGGATTCTGCGGGTTGCAGTCGCCCAGAATCTGCTGGAAGCTGATCTTCCAGTTCCTCAGCCTCGTCGTCAGGCTCTCCCAGTCGTTCTCTGTCAGCTCCGTGGCTTCCTGGATGTAGATCACGTCGTACTCGGCGGACATGATCTTGCTAACCTTGTCCAGACCGCCGATCGCGACAACGGAGCCGTTCTTGTACTGATAGGACGCCGGCTCCCTAGCACTACCTCCGAAGTACTTCACGTCGCCGACCTCAATGGCCTCCTTGGCGACGAAATTCTCCCAGGTCTTCAGGGCCGTGCTGGACAGAGACGTAGCGCTCTTGCGGGCGATAAGACCCCTGGCCCCCGGCGTCAGGAGCATCATGATATGGAGCTTCTCCATGCAGGCGCGGCTTTTTCCGGTTCCTGCCGGTCCGGACACGAGCACCTCGGGGTCTCTCACGTTGAAAAGCTCTTTACAGGCCCCGCGTGGAGAGTACCTGTGTTCCTTCTGGCCCGGAACTCTTTTTCTTTGGGTCTTCGTAGTCATATCGCACGCCGCTCTTTACGAGCCTGGTCTGTCTCAAGGATCTCGATAAAGCCGGGCTCGATGAAACTTGAGGACAGCCAGGGCGCGTCGCTCGCTAGCCGCTGAAGAACTCGCTGGCGTATGTCCTGGAGCAGACCTTCCGCGTGCATGGCCTTGTCCAGAGTCGCTGCTAGAGGACCCTGAAGAACTGGGCGCGGGGTTTGCGGAATGATAGGACTAGGAGAAGCCTGCTGCGGAGTCCAGTCTGCACAGAGAGGACACTTGTTCGCCAAGCGGTACGTCTCCGCCTGTGAGCTCGTAACCCTCGTGCGCCAGAGCCTCAGGTCGTTCTCACACACGAGTACGCCGCGTCCCTCTGTCTTGCAGAACAAGCGGGAGGAAGGGATCTTCGTGCAGGTCTCGGACTGCACCTGACAGAGCTCGGCCTCTGGCCGCGTGTAGTAGTCGCCGCCCGGCATCACGCCGCTCCTGGTGGCTTGATCGGCGGGTTCGTCGGCGGAAGACCCAGAGTAGCGATGCCCGGCAGACCTGCGCTTCCTGCGCCTTGCGGCCTGTCTGTCGTGAGAAGGGTTCCCTGCTGTTGAGGAGTCCTGGCGTTAGGAACTCTCCAGACACCGAACGCCGTCGCCACCGCGACCGCTGCAATGACGTACTTGTTGTCCGGAGCGAAACTCGCGGCGATCGTGAGAAGGGTTCCGGCTGCTGCGATGCCTGTCTTGCGATATTCTTGCAGTTTAGTTCTGTTCATTGCAGGCTCTCCGAGTCTTCGGTGTCGATCACGTAGTGAACGGTAGAGCCGCTCCGTGCGGGGGCGCTTTGCCGCTGCGGATAAGCGCCCGTCTCGTCAGCTACGCTTCTCAAGATCTCAAGGTAAGTCCTGATCATGTCCCTATGGCTGCGGGACCACGGAATGCCCTGGTCCCTGAAGTCCTGCAGAGTGTCCCGGATCTCCTCGGCCTCGTTCTCCAGCTCCGCCAGACGATTGCTCTTTTTCGTAATCCACATGCCCTGAGTCTCGAGCTGGAGATTGCTCGATAGAGCCGCTGCTAGCTCGGAGATCTCCTCTTGGTGCTCGTCCCGGAATTGCAGGAGCTCGCGGAGGGGGATACCCGTGTCTCTTGCCAGCTCGCGGGGAGTTGAGGGGGATGTCGCGAGATCGCGGAGAAGCCGGAGACGCTGATAGCCCCGGATAGCGCGAGGGGGCAGGTCGTTCTGAGGGGAGAGGGAGCTCTCGCCGGGGGATGAGCCCGCAGGGCTGCTACCTGCGCTTCTGCCGTTCCTGGCCACCTGGCCTCCCGGCGTGGGGGATAGCTGCTGATGATAGCACAGGACCGGCCGGGGGCGCAAGTTACTAGCCGGTAGGAAAGTAGGCAAGAAGCGACCCCCTCCCTAGGTCGCTCTTGGGGAGGGGGTCGGGGTCGGGGATTAGGGGGATGTCTTGAAGGAAGACGTGTCCTTCGTGGACGGAGTAGGAGCTGTGTTGAGCAGATTCGTGGTCCAGCAGGGGCAGGAGCGACAGATACAACGGCCGGTCTGTCGGCCCTCTGCCTTACCCGTCTGGAGGAGACGAGTCTTCCCCGTGGGGAGCCAGCACGCGGCGCACGTGCAGTAACAGCGAGAGAGGGCGGGGACGTCGTCGGGTTCTTGATCGAGGAGGGTCTTGCCTCGGTTCTTGTCGACGATCGTGAGGGCGTGAGAGTCCTGGTAGGTCTCAATACAAAGGGAGTCGTGACGGGGACCTACGGGGCGGGGACGGGGAGGAGCTCGAAGTGAGTCCGGGGCCGTAGACTCTTTCGGCTTGGGGATCTTCTCGGGTTCCTCTAGCTTACGCTTGAATGCCATGAAGCTATTGTAACATGCGACACGTTAGAACTGCAAGGGGGTTGTTTTCTCGGTACTGATGTTCTGGGAGGGTCTCTCAATTCTAAATTCGTATCATCGAATCCTGCGAAAACCGATGCATAGGTCGTTCATCGAGAGAGGGGGAACTCCTTGGCCACCTCCCCTCCAGTTGGGCTCTCGCAGGCGCTGAGGAGACCCGCCACGTCGTCGGCGAGGGGTGGTGGTCAGGGCAGGATGGGAGCGGGGTTGTCGCTGCGCAACGACGCGCTGAGGGCCGGGGGTGGTGCGGTGGTACCACCCTCCAGGTACCACCCTCCACCACCCCGTCGTCCTGGTCGGTGGTCTGGGTCGGGCATGCCAGCACCCCCGCACGCTGGCAGCGTGCGGGGGTGCGGTGGTGGTGCGGCTAGCGGGCGTCCCAGGAGTGGTGGCTGGGCCGGGGCAGGGGGCGCACGCCCTTGGGCAGGTCGGCAGCGGCTGGCCACCACCGCGCACCGGCGGCGTCGCTGCCGCTGGTGACGACCTTCATGTAGTTGGCCACCCTGCGCTGCGCAGCGGCGTCCAGCTTGGCACCATGCGCCCACGTGGCCACGGCGACCAGGAGGTCACGCGGCAGCGTGCGGCTGGCAGGGGTGGCCTTGGGTGTGGCCTTGGCGACCTTGGCCGGGGCTGCCTTGGGCGCGGTGGCCTTGGCCTTGGCCGGGCGCACCGGGCGCGTGGGCTGCGTGGTGCGCGTACCCATGGACCCCACGACCGTGGTGGCCAGGGGCTTACGGGGCGGACCCTGCCGCTTGCCGGTAACGCTTGAGACCGTGGTGGCCGGGTTACGGGTGGCAGGGGTGGCGGGGGTGCGGGTGCGGGTGGTGCGGGTGGCGGTTGCCATGGTCCTTGTCCTTTGCTGCGGTGGGTTTTGCTGACGAAGTCAGCATATGCGCTGCTGGGCCGGTTCTACAGGTCGTAAGGGGACCCAACTTCTCATAACTTTGTGTTACGAGACCGGTTACTTTCGGCAACCCGCACACGTGTTCGGTTTTGCCTGTCTCACCAGGGCGAATCGTCGCGGCGGGGTGGTCTTCATGGTGGGCACCAAAGCGGGGGTCGTGCCCGTAGCGGCCGTCTCAGGGCCGTACAGGCCATGTTGCACCGAGAGTAGTCTCTCGGTTACGGCCCTGAGACTTGGGGTCGCCCCAACCTTGGGGTCGGCCTAGAAAGCCGACAGGTAGGGCCACCACGAGAACCACTGCCACGGCTCCAGCACGATTCCGGGCAGGGTCAGGACCTGGTGAAGGTAGGGGACTAGGACTTGCCACATGATCTTCTCTCCTCTTGAGATTTGGTCGGGGTCGGGGTGGCGCATTGCCACCCCGACCACCCCGCGCTCACGCGTCCGCGAGCTCGCCGTCGTAGGTCCAGCTCATGTCGTCCCCGCGCGCGTTGTTGCAGGGTGCGCACGACGCCTGGATGTTGCTGCGGCGGTACGACCCGCCGGGGATGATCCGGTCTGCCTGGACGTAGTCGTCCCGGTCCGGGTACCTGTCCTGCAGGGTCCGCTTGCAGTGGACGCACTTGCCACCGAACATGGCCATGAGCCACATCCTCCGTACGCGCCTGTCTGTTGCGCTCCCGCGCCTGTCTGGGTCGCCAGCCGCATTGTTGCGGCCGCTGCCGTGAGCTCGCATGATCTCGCCTTCCTCCGGGTCCGGCCCCTTGCCGAACCCTACGGGTTCAGCCTACCGCCCGAAACCCGACTTCGCAAGTTCCCGGCGGGGTGGTCTTTTTCTGGCCCTCGCCGACCTCCCTTGAGATTACTCCCTCCCGTTGCGCACCTTGCGCCCACGCGGGCGAGCGCACTCGCGGCACGTGCCGTCGGGCGCGTAGTCGTGCGCACCCTCGACTCGCAGCAGCGGGCACTCCTCGAACTCCACGGACTCGGCCTGCTCGTACAGCTCGTAACCTGTGCATGTCCAGAAACCGTTCATGACAGAAACTCCTCGACCTCTCCCACGAGCTCCTCGCCCGCGTCGTGCACGAAGCCCTCGTAGTGCTCCAGCGCTTCCTCGGTCTGAGCGATCAGTACGATCACCATGGCCTGGACCTTCATCCTCCGGCTGATGTTCATGATCTCGCCTCCTGCCGCGTTCCGTACGCGGTACGCTCAGTCTACCACAGAAAACCCGAATTCGCAAGTTCCAGAGCACCCCGCCTCCCGAGGTAGGAGATTTCCCCGACGCGGGATGGTCCCTTGAGACCGGCCGGGGTGGTCGCCCCGCTCCTCACGAGGCGACGTCCCGTCCTATTCGGCGGCGCGGATGTCGTCCGACTCGTCCATGGCGAAGCAGCCGCACACGAGGTTGGCCCAGTAGATACGCCCTCCCGCGAATCCCTGGCCTGAGCCCTGGTTCAGGATCAGAACCCAGCCGTGCTTCTCGCACTCGAACTGTTCCGGAGAGATGAGTTGGCACGACCCATGCCCGCAGTCGCCCATGTGGTAGAGCTCGCCACACATCGGGCCCTCGGCGAACACGAGGCGGCTGGAGTAACGGATGTTGGCGCACGAGTCGTGGTAGCAGCCGTCGAGGTCGACGCGCTCGTCGCAGATCGGTCCCTGCATGAGAGGAATCTGCAGCGGCAGAAGCTCGGCGGGGGTCATGAGTGGCACTTGTACGAGTCGGAGACCGTCACCGACGGCTTGGCGAGCAGGACGTAGTGTCCCAGCTTCGTCTTCCAGCCATACGAACGAACCGTGCGCGAATGGGTGTGGATGCACCGACCGCCGCCGTAGATGGTCTCGGTCCTGGACGACTGCGAGTAAACGGCCGGTGCGGACGCCGAAGCGGGGGTCGAGTGCGATGTCGCCAGGCCAACTCCCACGATCAGAGCGGCTACGACCAGAGCGAACGCGGCGATCCTGCGGATCCCTTGCATTTTTCCTCCTGTTGTTTTTCGGCCTTACAGGCCAATCTTACCACAGAAAAGCCGAAAAAGCAAGCTCTCAACGCACGCGCGCGTACGTTGACCACCCCGGCCCCTCCTGAGGACCCGTACGCGACTGGAGGACCCGCCCTTGAGACGCGGGGTTGTCGTCTTGAGACCCTCTCACTCCAGCGAGAGAAAGAGGCAAAATTTTGGCGAAGGACAAGGTGGAGGTGGAGGACTCTCGGTTTCCCGCGTATATACGCGCGCGTGTAGGGTGTCACGTCAGCCGAGACAGGTCTCCCACTACCTCCGCTGCGACTGCCTTGAGAGCATCGTAATCACCTCCAGCCGCTTCGACCACAGATCCCTCCCGATACACCCGCGAATTTCTAGATCCTTTCCGTCCTCTCCAACGACCAACTTCCACCGAAACCATGGCGAGAAGAACAATGATCTCCTTCCGCATCAGCTCAGCCTGAGCAGGCGGCATATCCCGAAGTCCAACCCGGATATCGTCGTACACGGCATTCATCCGTGCACCCGCCTCAGTAGTCACATGCTTCACCACAGCAAGCCTCCTTGAGATTTGCTCCGCGTGCGTGGGGGACTGTTACAAGCGTTGCAAGTGTTACAAGACCAGGTGACAGCATGAAACACCTACTCTCAATGTAACACTTGCCTGTAACACTGTTACATCCGCTCTCACCAGCCTTTGTAACAGATGTAACACTTGAAACACTAAGGTACGAGCGGCGGCTTTTTTGGCCCCAAAACGGCCCGAACGACGACATAACCATCTCACCCCTTCCGAGCCCTAATCTTCCGCGCCGGACCGTACACTCCGCGTCGAATTCTCCGGTAATATCCTGCCTTGAGATGCCTCGCCATATACACTCGAACCTGCGAATAATCCAATCCGAGCTCCTCCGAGACCTCCTGAGCGGTGATTTCCACGCTGCAATTCACCAAATCTATGATCGATTGAGACCGCTTATCTAGCCGGCTCCCGCGCTTTTCTACCTCTCCTGCAGCCTCCAGCAACGAGTCCCCTTCCAGTTTCCATCCGCCCGGTCGCGCCAAAAGCAAAGCATATTCCGCTTCGTCCAGGTCTCTCGACGTTATCCGTAGCATACCCTCAGCCGACCCCCGAGTACGCTCCAGAATCAGCGCAGTGTCAGCAGCCCCGGCAATAGCATTAGTCCCCGAGATCATGTCCACGAAGTCCTTCGAAGACGACTTGCGGGTATGCGTATTGACCACGATACACGCGCCAGGATACAGCGACGACAGAGCGGTCAGCTTTCCCATGATCCTGTAATCTCGATCATACTGACCCTCTCCTTTCTCCGGTTTCTCCTGCACCTTTCCCAGTGTATCGATCACTACGATCCCACGCGAATGACCCTCCCCCTTCAGCCACTCTCCGACCATCTGAACAAGCTTTCCGTCAGGCGCACGCGTCACATAAGAGAAGTCCGAAGGTATCTCCGAGCCGTCTAGCATATCGCGGCAACGGTCTTGCATGCGGCGATCCGAATCCTCAAGAGCTACGTAGAACGAGGGACGCGCATCACAAGGGACTCCGAACACCGATCCTCCCCGCGCACATTCCAAGACAAAGCGAAGCACCAAGAGCCCTTTACCCGCAAAGGGCGGACCAGCGATTACAACCAGACCGGCCGGAAGAAGTCCAGGTATCGCGAATTCCAAGGGCTCAAATTCCTGCCCTTCTAGCCACGAGCCAGTCCGAACCCCCGAAAGGAGTCCCCGCCGACCACGCACCGAAGTGTCAGAAGATCCTAGAGACGCCAGAACCGCAGTTTCAGCAGCCGTAGCGTCCCCCACGACCTCGCCGGGACCGTGCATGAGGTCCTTTATCCAGAAGTCCGGGTCCCGACGCCGAGCCGGATACCACGGACCCTTCCGCGACGGAAACGCAGGCATCTCCTTCATCAGCCGACGGCAACGGGAGATTATCCCAGAAGAACTAATCCCCATGCGCTCAAGCTCATACACGTACGCCATCAGACAACGGCGCTGATCCCCGTTACCGGCCTCAAGACACTCCCGTCTCAATACACGAGCGGGCACGCGACCGGAGGAGGCCGGGGTTGTCGCACTCCCACCCAAAGACCTCTCAATCAAATCCCGCAAGGCGACGGAGGGACCGTCCCCATTAGGAGCTCCACCCTCCGTCAGTACGCGGTATCGCTTCCCGTATCGCTCAGTAGGAGGAAGGAAGACAAAACCCCGGCCCGAGCCGTCCGAATTCCCTCCCTTAAGATCAAGACCAGGACGCCAGCCGTTGTGTGAGCCGATCCCCAGGGGAGCCACGTAAAGGTGAAGTCCACCTCGCGGAGTCCGTATCTTCCAGTAAATATCAGGTCCCGAATCTCCCAGCTCCGAAGAAATCGCCTCAAGGGACTCCTTACCGCCATTGCGGGGATCAAAATCAAGGACGTCATATACGACACCGGTGACACCAGCCAGCGCATCGCCCTCGCGCCACGAGTCAGCGGCCCGCAAAGACCGAGCACCAGGCGTCATCTTCTGCCAGGACTTCCAGCGGCGATCAAGAGTATCAGGATCCCCAGCCGAATCCAGTCGGCCGCACACGATTGGCATGCCCAGAGAAGCCAGCGCGTGAGCCGGGGACAAGCCATTTGCGCCTCCCCCGGTACCCTGTGCTATACTGTTCACCGTACCTCCGCTCTAGGAGTGCAGCGCCGCCACAGCGCTCGTCGTCGGGGACCCGGACAGGGTCTAGATCCGGGTCCCCAGGTCACTACATGAAGAGCCAACCACCCATTTTACCACGGGCCGCCCGGCTGGTACAATGGGCAGGGTACCCGCACGCTGCCGCAGCGTCCCATGATCTCGCCGGCGGCTCGTGTAGGACCCGAGCCGGGAGGACCGCGCAACCTCCCGGCTCGGTTAATCTAGCCCCCGCGCAGGTGAGATCATGACGAACACGAGCGGGCAATAGGGACGCCCATGACCCCTGAGACTTTTATTGTCATTTTTGCCATGTACCGGAACGTCTATGAAGACGAAGGTCTGCGAAACGACATCGCGAAGAGCACGTGGCTGCGTGCACTCGAGGAATTCGGCGGAACTCCCGCAGAGAACTCCCGTATCCAAATCGCCGAGGTCGTCAAATTCCTCGGACCGCTTCCAGTGCCAGGAGACGACTACTTCTGGGATTCGGCACGCGTCAAGGTCGAAGGTCAAGCCTATCGCACCCGCACCCCCGATCGCGTTACGCAGGTCAGCACGATGCCGCTGGACGATGCGCTAGACGCTCTGGCCCACACCCTGCGGCAGTATGTCGCGGACTCGTATGCGGTCAACCCGTATCACTACTGCACGTGTCCGCAGTGCGCACTCGTCCCAGACGAGGACGACCTCGACACAAGCATTCCGAGCCGTACCTACGATCCACAGTACGAAGACGACGGTTATCCGTGGACTGATTCAGCAACCTGGTATCCCGAATACGCGGAAGAGGACTGATGGCACACTACGACGAAATCTGGACATCGCCCTGGCAGCAAGACAGGCTCGCAGAGCTTGTCTCCTCTACGAACCACATCCTCAAGGCGGAGGTGATAGAGATAGGGACCTGGCAGGGAGCCAGCGCCATCCCTATCGCTAACGCTATCTACCCGAATCTTCTACATGTCGTCGATCACTGGCTGGGAAGTGCAGACATTCCCAAGGAGCTATCCGACCGCAACAACTTCGGCACCTTCGTCCAGAACATCATGGAGGAGACGCAGGGCAACATCTGCATCCACCAGCAGGACTGGACAACCTTCGCAAGCGACTGGGTCGGAGCGATCAGGTTCCTGTATCTGGACGCAGGCCACACCACCGCCGAGGTCACCAACCAGATCACCGCGTTCAAGAACCACATCGTACCCGGCGGTATCCTCGCCGGTGACGACTGGAACTGGACCGAGGTGCAGCTCGCTGTCCGCCGACAGTTCCCTCTAGACAAGATAAACACGGAAAAGGACAAACTCTGGTGGGTGCAATTCTGACTCCGCATCTGGACGGGCTACAGGGCATGATAATCGGTTCAGTAGACCCGCCGTTGCACATAACCGAGAACACACCCATGGACTCCGAGCAGTGGGAAGGCGGACAACCATGGATCTGGAAAAGGAGGAGTAAACTGGCTAGAGGAGCAGCCTTATCGCTGCTACTTCTATCCTGGTCGCGACTGTCCGGGCTGGCACGCGGGACAGCCATGCGAGAAGAAATGTCTCAGGGTAGAGGAGCTGCTCAAGACATGACACCGCACCTTCACATCATCGGCTGCGATCCTGGCGGCAAGACAGGCATCGCCAGACTTACCGTGCCGAGGGCCTCAATATTCGGAGATGACATACCGGAGATCTGGGACATGGACTTCAAGCTGTTCGCCGGCCCAGAACCCGAGCAGGTACTCAACATCGCCAGGTACGTACGTGAAGTACAGAGCCTGGACTACAAGACCGGACCAGCTATCGTATCGGAGGCCTGGTATAACGATCCCATGTTCAAGAGCAGCGATCCCGAGGCACTGAGCCCGGCCCGCATCAACGCTATGCTCCAGCTTCTGTACTACCAGACGCACATGGACTCGGGTGTCACGGTTCAGTGGCTCGGGGACGCTACGCTCACATTCCAAGACAGGTCCATGGGTCTGAGGATAAAGGACGAAAAACTCAAGGCTCAAGGTCTGTACGGAACCCAGAAAGACATCAGGGCTGCGACGAAGCATGCACTGATGATGCTCAGCAGAGCCAGGCAAAATCCGAAGCTGGCAAAGAAGCTATGGCCCAACTAAGGAGAATGATGACCGAGATCAAGACCCCGTCTGAGGTCACCAACAAAGTCGAGCGCAGCCACGGCGGCATGCCGAGCTGGGCCATCCTCGGTATTGGCAGGAACCACGAGGGCAAGATCCGCATCTACTGGCCGTACAAGTCAGAGATCGACGGCGAGCGGTTCCTCACCCGCTTCATCCTCTTCCGCACCAAGTACGCAGGCTGCGAGATCACGCGCATCCACATGGACGATACCTCCCGCCCCTTCCCGCACGATCACTCCAGGACTTTCCTGTCCGGGAAACTCTGGGGCACGTATACAGAGTGGGTCTACTACGACCCGCAGGACCTGAGCAAGAAGAAGCTGATCGCTCACCGACGATTCGGCCTGCATCGGCTGCGCCACACCGAGGCCCACTCGATCATGTGGGTCAGCCCGCGCCTCGTCACTGTCCTGTTCACTGGACCGCAGCGGCAGGCGTCCAACTACTGGACCCCCAGCGGACTCCAGTCCATTGGGATGGGAGTAGACCAGAACCCGAAAGCTACTGAATGGGCTTGACATGAACGGATGTTACGACGGCAACGAGTGCATACAGTGGCACGTCTGCCGACCAGGAAGCTGCAAGGTACGCGAGCAGGTGGATAAGCTGCGCAGCCAGCAGTACGAAGACGCCCAGACTCAGGCTCCTGGCTACACGGGCGAGGAGACGGAGATCATCCAGCACGACACTGGGTCGGTCCAGGACATCTATCGGGATACAGAATTCATTGCGGGTCAGCTCAATGTCGTCTATACGAACGACCCGGCAACAGGAGAGCTAACCCGCGCCATCGGCAACGTAGAACCCGAGACCATGTCGTACAACGTGTTCCAGTTTAGGGACGATCTGTCCCTCAGCGAGGAAGAGATAGCGGCACTTCGGGAAAGGTTCCTGCAGACCAGCAACAGGGTCGCGGAGATGTGGGTGCCGAGTCTGCCGCCGCAGGTAGTGGAGGACCACGAAGCAAACTCCATGACACGTACGTACCCGAAGAAGCACCGCTGCCCCGCATGCTGGCTCGTGTCTCTGCTGCCCGGTCACCATCGTTGTGCACACGGACGACTCGTGTGTGAGCAGTGCGAGCTGGAAGCGGGTGGCTGGTGAACACGAGGTGCTATGATTCAATCTTCTGTTACGAAGATCCTAGCTGCCCGCTGTTCGCAACGTGCGAGAAGATACGCGCAGATGAAATCGAAGAGAAGTTCCTCGGAGATCTAGATAACTGGCAGCCCACGGGCTACAAGCGTGTCGAAGGACTTCCAAACTTCGAGATAGAAATTTCGGGCACATACGACGACGGCCAGCCGCCGGGGTTGTCGTCAAACGAAGAGACCTAGTAGTCCAGTGCATGAGTGTGGTACAATGAAAGCTAGCACCACGCCGCACCTAGAGAAAGCAGCAAAGCGATGAAGCCCTACGATCCAGACATCGACGGACCGGCCGATCAGCGAGCCGAGCCTATCTTTCCGCAGCACACCATTCCCCACATCCAGACTCCGGACGAGCAGTTCCGTCAGGCCATGATCCACCACGCCCGCCGCACCAGCGGAGCTACCGTGTTCATCGCCTGGGTCGTGGGGATCTACGTCGCCGTATCCCTTGTCGTCGGCATCATCATCGGAGTTCAGCTCGCCAAGATCGGCAACGTCGTCAACCCCTCCGACATCAGCACCTGCCAGTCTCTCGGCGGCACCGACCCGTCCTGCTGAACAGGCCGAACAAATGATCCTTTTCTGCCCGGACTGCGGCATAGAGACAGACGAGAACGACCGCGACGCAGGCGTGGCCATGAAGGGTCATTGGGACGGTCGTTGCAGCGACTGTCAAGACCAAGAATAGAAAGGCGAGATCATGGCAGCAGACAAGAACTTTGGCCTCAAGATCACACTTGCCGAGGCCAACGCTCTCAAGCACGCCGCAGAGCTTCGTCTGGCCGAGCTCCAGAACACACCGATAGCTGAGCTGGTCGACGAGGACCGCGAAGAGATCGGTCACCTCGACAAGATGCTGAGGATCGATTTCTGATGGACACCAAGTACGAGTGGATCGTCAAGCGCACGGTCTGGGCGCGTCAGTCCAGTCCGCCTACTGCGGGCGGCGTGCTGGTCTACGACGAGCAGGGCGAGCACGCCGTCATCATGAGCTGGAACCCAGACACTAACCAGCTCGAGTTCAACGGCGAGTACTGCGACATCGGCGACGAGAACAAGCTGGCCGAGTACCTGGCCGTCATGGACGAAGCTGTCGAGCACTACCCGTCCAGGATCGCCACAGGACCGCATCCGCACGACGACAAGGTGCCCAACCCAGAACAGCCCTACGACTGGAAGAAGCAGGGCGACAGGAGGAAGCCGCGATGACTAGGTACGTCAGCGCCGTTCCCGCATACGGCCGTGACTACAAGCCGGGTGAAGAAGGCGAGAAAGACGTCCGTGCCGACTGGGAAGCAGGCAAGGACTTCCTGACCCAGGACCTCGTGGTACACGGTTATGTCAACATCTGCGACAAGCCTGCAGATGTCCAGCTCAACATCCGCTACAACAAGCTTCAGGACATCTGCGTGATCGAAGCGGACGAAGAGACCGACGAGCCAGGCTACCATGGAAAAGGAGAACTGGCAGACTTCGATCCCGGCACAGGTCGTTCCTCAATGGACGACTGGCTGAAATAAGGGCTGGCCTCTCCCGCATGAAGCATGGTACAATGAAAGCTGGTGGCCCCGGCCGGGGAAGCATCGCGCGAGCGGCACTTCCCTCCGGCCTGAGAATCCGGGTGTCAGTCGCTCGTTAGATGGGTCGGGGCCACCGCGACGAAAGGCGAGATCATGACCAACATCGTAATCCAATCCCTCCGAGCCTGTACCATCGAGCACCTGCAAGGGGCCACAACCTTCGCGGCTCGCTTCGCACTAGGGCAGGGCCTGGACAGGAAGGACGTTGCCAGAGTCCTGGAAGACCTGGCCAACGGCATCCGCAATCCTACAGACGTTGCGGAGGACATGTCACCGATCACGCTGGACGAGATCTGATGACCAAGTACCAGCTCGGGAGCCCTAACGGCTGGCGCGGCGGGATCATCGAGACCGACAGCGACGAAGCGGCCGAGGAGATCGCCAAGACCGTGTACGGCGAGAAGGAAGTCCTCGACATCACAGAGGCGGAAGATCAGGACAAGCCCGGCGAGTGGCTCTGGCTTCTTGTCGTAGCAGATGAGGAACCGACATGAACGACGCAATCGCAGTCCCGCCGAACAGGATCGAAGAACTGCGTCAGTCAACTGTTTTGCGAGCCTTGAGGCTCGAGATCGAGACAGGCATGAGGCGCTCGAGTCGCGGACGCTCTACCCTAGCCCTAGCCAACGAGATCACCGGCCGCAACGACAAGAACAAGCGTACGGCCTACGAAGCGTTGAACAAGCACATCGTCGAGACCTACGGCCAGCAGTTCGATCGGCCACTGTCATGAGGCTCATCAAAGCCGAGAAGGTGTCCGGCCAGACCACGTACATGATCGACGAGATCACAACGATCGAGCTGGGCTACATCCAGCTCGGCATGATCATGTCTGGTCAGCCAGACATTCGCGAGGGCGAGGACTGGAAGCCTGCGCCGACGACGACCACGCCAGTGGACGGCGCATACAAGGGGAGGCACGGACATCATGCCTCCTTACAGGGGAACGTCCACCTTCGTTGTTCCAGAGGGCATCGTCCTGCGCCGTAGCACTGCTGCGGGCCGCAAGGACGCTACCCGCTGGGAGGTGTACGAGGGCGACAAGGCTCCGGCAATCGGCGACTGGCAAGAGGAGGACAGGCGCTACCTCGGCGACGTCGTCCGCTGGAGGGACGTGAGGGACGCGGGGTGGTCGTGGCAGCCCAAGGATCGCGACACCCAGGACTTCGACAGCGTCGGCCCAGTGGCTGACGCACTTAGCGAAGTAGCTAGGGAGATACGAGAAAGAGGCGAGATCAGTGGAGCTTAATCAGGTCCTAAAGAGGGTGCGGCAGTTCGTCGCCAAGGCGGAAGCGCCGATCCACGAGGGGGCAACTCCGGCCGAGCGCAAGGCCGCGGAGATCGAGCAGGCAACAGCTCGGGCCATGGCTGACAAGCTGATGGAGGAGTACGCGGTCACGGAGGCTCAGGCCGAGTCGACCAGACCTGTCAGTCAGCGGCAGAGGCCCGGCAAGATCGAGGTAAGCCTGGCTCCGTCCTCTGACGTATCCGGCTATGTCGGCACGCTGGCCGAGATGACGGCACGTCACTGCCGTTGCATGATCCGCCTGTACTCGCGTTACGACTACGCCGAGCGCATGTGGATGTCGAAGATCTACGGCTTTGAGTCGGACGTTCGCTACTTCGAGATCCTGTACACGACCCTGCGCCTGCACATGATCGGCGCGATCATGCCGAAGCCGGACCCGCGCAAGTCCCTCGAGGACAACGCCTACATTCTGCACAACGCCGGGCTGAACTGGATCGGTATCGCCGAGGAGTACGGCTGGTATCAGGTCGCCAGGGAGGAGGGCGACACGAGCAAGGCCATGTACATGAACGATCAGTTCCCTGGCGAGCGTCGCACCTTCGCTCGGGCTGTCGCTATACACGAGGCAGCCTACAAGCGAGCCTGTGAGGCCCGTGGCGAGAAGCCGATGCGCATCCCTCCGGGCGGGGCCAAGACCTTCCGGCTCAGCGCGGCCCAGGGATACATCGACAGGCTGAACGCCAGACTTCGCGAAGCCCGCGAGGGTAGGCACGCCGGAGCAGACATCATCCTTCGCAGTCGAATGGACGACCTGAAGCTGTTCTTCCGCAAGGACAATCCGGACCTGTTCGCCCCGGCCATCGAGACCGACGCTGCGCCCGTCACTGTCAAGAGGGGTCGCATCGCCAAGTACAAGCCTCCGCCCTTCAACCCGGCGGGCTATCGCACCGGAGCCAATCACGCCGACACCGTGTCCCTCAACCCCGAAGCCGCAGCCAAGACCAACAAGGAGATCTCATGAAACTGCTGTTCTTCCTCGGACTAGCGATGGCAGGCTGGCTCGTGTCAGCCTGGGGCGAGATGCTGACGATCGGCGTTGCTCATGCGCAGTGGTGGCACTTCATCCCGACCATCAGCTTCAACGCCGCCCTCGCCATCTCCGCCGTTGTCTGCGTCTTCGCATTCGGCGTCGGCGTGGCCGGAGAAGTAGCAAAGGAGATGTTCAAGTGAAACACCCGCGCTGGCTTCGCAGGCTAGCGGCCGAAGTCGAGGGCCGCACCGAGGCCAGGGAGAAGTCTCTGCACGTCAAGGGGCTGCACGCCTGGGTTCGCATCGAGACGAACCGGGCCGGAACAAAGAAGATCATCCACTACGCCATCTATAAGGACGGCCGAAGGATTAAGGGGCTCAAGCTGAACCTGCCGTCCATGGCCAAGGAGGCAACCCGCCAGGGGCTTGTGCGACACAGCCGCTCCCTGTTATACTGAAAGGGCATGAAAAGCGGGGCCGGAGGAAAAGTAGGCAAGAGTACCTCGGGGTAAGATCTCGGATAGTCAGCGGGTACGCAATCTCCTCCGGCCCTGTTCCAACCTCCACGAGTAGGACCCCCCCATGAACGAAAAAGAATTCGACGCGGTAGAAGCTCTAGGTAAGCTGCGCGGGTGCGTACAAGAGCAGATCACTCTTCTAGAGCTGGGTCTGCACGCATTGCGGGCCGAGCGCTACCACGTCACGGACGAGTATGTGGAGCGCGTGATTGACGCTCTTGTCGAGAAGATGAACAAGACGAGGATCGCGTCATGAAATGCCGCGGAAGCCACAGAGGACTTCACGAGCACGACACGGTTGCCGAAGTGCGAGCGTGCTACGGCCAGCCCCAGACAACCCCGCCGCCTCCAAAACTGCCAAAGATCCACGAACCCAAGAACCACAGCAGCGATCCGCCGAAGAAGAAGAAAGTGCAGTTTCCTTCGGTCACGGATTGGGCGAAGTTCAAAAAGATCCCGGCCGGGTACTACGCAACTCCGAGCCTTACGGGAAATAACGACCTGGACTTCTGGAGAGTCGAGAAGCCGACCGAGGGTCACTGGGCTGGCTACACTTTCGCCAAGCGCGTGATCGGCGGCAGGGACGACGCCGTCATTCCTCGCGACAGCAAGAGGCGCGTCAAGACTCAAAGAACCGACAAGGTCACTCAGGCCGCTGCCTTCGCCGCCATCCTGAAGTACGGGATCAAGAAGTCCAACGAGCTGTTCGGCAAGGAGCTCAAATACTGCCGCGAATGCGGCATCCACCTTACCGACGAACTGTCGCGTTCTCTGGGCATCGGCCCGGTTTGCAGGGGAAAATGACTACTCGCGCACAGTGGATAGCCATGGGTGTCTGCCCAGAGTGCATCCACGACATGCTCACATGTGCAGACGGTCAGTTCTACCCTGAGTGCGGCTACTTCACCGAGCTGCCCTACGTTCCGCCAGCGGAGCGATCATGACTGAGGAGCAGCGGCGAGTAGCTCGCCTGGAGACGTACCGGCGCTACAACATGAGCAAGAAAGGCCGGAAGCGTTACAAGACATACGAGGACGCTCACCCTGAGCGCCAGACTCGCTGGGCTCCGATCATGCTTCTACGAGCCCGTCAAGGGAGGGTGTTATGCCGATCGTTCGCCAAGTAGAGATAACATGGCCTGAAGACCCAGATCGAGGATCAGAGCACTACGGATTGTTCGTGAACGAGAAGGCTGCTCTGGAGTGGGTCGAAGAATGCAAGGAAGCTGCTAGTTTGGGCTGGAAGCTTCTTCAAGGAGCGAGCTATCTAGTTACAAGTCTAGAGAAGCCGTTCGATCCGCGGGATCTAATCCAGGACGGGAACTTATCATGCCGACGCCGACAGGTCTGCCCAAGAAGGGCGAAGTGTGGGAGAAGAGGACTCGCACACGAGCTACCTCGCCAACCAGAGCCAGGTACAGCGCAGTTCGCTTCGTTGTCCTGGAGCGTAGCCGTGGCGACTATTGGTCGTTGCGCGTAGCCATCCGTACGGACCAGGGCTACAGAAAGGAGCTATTCGTCGACCCGGCCTACTGGCTCGAGCAGGGATGGCTCATATACATCGGTCCAGCTGGACCGGAAACCAAGAAGAGATTGGGACTAGCATGAGATACGAGAGTACTAGCGTCAAAGACGCAAAGGCCCATATCCGAGAGCAGATCGAGGTGGCGTTTCAGATTCCGCTGCCGGAATGGCTGGAAGAAGGAGCGAAGCTAAGCGAGCTACGCTACATCCAAGCGCTTCTTGACTCGGCGCATCAGCGCTACATGACCGAGGGCGTGCCAACCCGCGACCCGAGAGTTCAGGAAATCAAGTGAGCGACAGGCGTAAAGTAAGCTGTCCTATATGCAGCGGAACCGAATTCGTTTACTCAGACGTATCGGGCTGGCTGCTCTGCGCCGATGAAAAATGTGGCGGAGAAATCCTCGTCATAAAAGGAAGGGAAAAGAAATTGAACGACAGACACGACAACGCAGCCACCGACAAAGAAATGCTGGAGCGTCATGGAGGCGGCGGGGTGGTCAGCGAAACCAGCCCATTCACCAGAGGCTCAGGTCTTAACGATCGATACGAAGGAGCGAAGCAGCCTAACCCCATTCACACCGACCCCAACGTCCAGTTCATCGACATCCGCATCTACTTCAATAACGACATCGACGTCGAGGGTACGCTGGACGACATCAGCCGGATGCTCCAAGACTCAGAGATGATGTGCGACATGATCTCGGCCTATCAGCTCAGGAACGACGGCTTCTCGCATCTCACGCCCGACGACAAGCCGCTGGCATGAAACTCCTACTCATGCTATTCGGTAAGTGCTGCGGTCCCGACGCATTCTGTTCGTGCGGCCAGAGCTGCAAGTGCAAATGCTCGGAATGCGTCTGCCGCTGCAACTAGTCACCTATTCCCTACTAGTCCGGTAGGGAGTTCTCCCAGACCCGCTTTACCCTTTTCCGATTTTTAGGAAGAAGCGTCACAATGGCACGCCAGAACATTCGTCTACGTAAGCTAGACCCCTGGTTCCACGACCAGAAGCCCCGCTGCATCACGACCACGCAAAAAGGGGAGCAGTGCTCGTATAGCGCTAGCTTCGTAGCCAAGACCCACTCGGGCGTCACTGTCTGCAAGCTTCACAGAGACATGCTGATCCTGCAAAAGGGCTGGAAGTTCAAGAAGATCCCAGAAGAGCGCATCGACATCCGTGATTTCGAGACGGAACTAAGGAGCGTCGGCTAATGGTCGTTTACGTAGTAACGAACAGACTTCTGTTCAACTTCACTATCCATGGAATTTACGAGGACGAAACAGAGGCCCTGAAAGAAGCCACGGTCCCCGTGCTGCCGCAAGGGGTCATTCGGAGATCGGTAGAAGAAATGGAAGTTATCCCGAAGAAGGGCAAGCGATGAACACGGTGTATATCTGCACGCGCAATCGGCTCAACAATGTGAGCAAGGTGGTGCCACGCTGGCTCGACCAGAACTTCCGTGTCATCCTGGTCGTCGAGCCCGAGCAGGAGGACGAGCACATCTCGCTGTGCGACGACATGCAGTGGGCCGGCGACGGGGTTTATGTCCTGCCTCTTTCCAGGCCAAACCTGGGCATAGGCTACTCGCGTAACCAGGCTGTCCTGCATGCCTGGAAAATGAGAAGTCGATCGATCATCATGGCTGACGACGACATCCGTCCAGCCTCAGGTCTAGACTCGGACATGGCCGACCTGATCGACGAGGCCAGTAAGCCGAACGTACTCGGCATTGGTGCGGTGCTGCGCATACACGATCATTTCACAGGCGGAGCCATCAGCGCTAACAGCGGCGTTATTCTGTGTCCTGGAGGGTGGGGTGGTCGGCTGTACGGCCTCAACGTTGACAGGGCTGTGGAGCTAGGCAACTACGATGTCAAGCTCGACTGCCTGGGCGAAGACGACGACATGAAGCGGCAGGGCATAGCGGCGGGCATTCCGTGGCTCGTTCATTGCGATGTCTGGGCCGAGTCCATAGGCTCCCGCTTCCAGCCGGGCGGAGTACAAGCCTTCGTCGGAAACGATCGCAAGTCCCGCGAAGAGCGAAATCATTGGCTGCTCCACGAGCGGTGGCCCCGGTACGTCAGCGCTCCCCCAAAGAAGTTCCGCATGGAATGGGCCAAGATGCTCGACGATCACATCCCCAACTGGCGTGAGCGTTCGGCCATTCACGGTGGTGTCTGGTAGGGCTCCCGTGCTATACTGAAAGTGAAAGGGGTGCGCCATGAATAAGCAAGCGCTCGAGAATCGCGCCTTTGTCCGGAACCTGATCATGGAGAAGTATCCGAAGTACGCGGCCATCCTGGCCGAGTTCCGACACACGCCGCTCAACAGGAGCAGCCAGCACTTCAGCGGCAAGGTGGTTGGTTTCGGGAATTGCGATATCGAAGTGCCGCCGCGCTTCGGCATAGGAGACAATGACGACAACAACCATAGCGACAGGTGCTCAACATGAGCAAGCGATCAGAGGCCCAGAAGCGACAGAGCCGCAAGTGGTTTGCCAGCAAAGAGATGGAGGACGCCATCGAGGAGGCCGAGCCTGCTGCCGAATGGCTCATGACTCATCCGCCAGGCGCGAAGCTGCCTGACCATCTCGAGCCCGGCTACGATCCCGAGGAGGAGCAGTGAACGTCTACGTAGTGACAGTCAAGCTACCGCGCAACAAGGACCACGACCAGCGCAACAAGAAGATTGGCTCCTGTCAGTTCTCTCCGTACTGCACTGACGTCACCGGCGAGCACCACAGCTTTATCGCCACGGCTGAGGACGAGACGCAGCTCCGTCAGCAGCTAAAGACCACAACGGGGTGCCAGCACGTCACCAGAATTGAGCGAGTGGCGGGATGATCGATATTTCCACGGACGGCAAGCGCATTCTCTGTCACTTCGAGTACGACCGCAAGCTGGTCGAAACTGTCAAGAAGGTGCCGGGAACTAGGCCGTACTACGAGAAGGACCCTAGCGGAGGAAAGGACAAGTTCAAGGAGTGGCGGTCCCCGCTAACCATGGACACATGCCGCATGTATCGCAGGCTCTTCGGCGATGAGCTGAACATAGAACCTTCGCTATGGGCCTGGGCTAAGGAGGCAGTCGAACGCGAGCGGTCCATGGAACAGTTCCGCGAAGACGAGGGAGGAGCGGAACTGCTGACGGATCTGCCTACCGAGGCTCCGGATCTTCTGCGAGCCATGAACAATCGCAAGTATCAGCTTGCCGGTGCCGGGTTCCTGCTTGAGGGCAAGCGGGTCGTTCTGGCAGACGACCCCGGCCTGGGTAAGACCATCCAGACATTGGCCGCGGTCGTGCAGGCTGGAGCCAAGAACATCCTCGTGGCCTGCCGACGCACCGCTGCTCACTCTGTATGGGAACTGGAGACTCTGCGCTGGGCTCCAACGATCCAGACCTACGTTGCTCAGGGTCTGCGTCATGAGCGCGAGCAGGCCATGAAAGCGTTTGCCGCTGACCCCCTGGACGGGACCGGCTGGCAGAACTTCTGGGATGGTGATCCTCCCAAGGCCAAGATGCTCATCATTAACATTGAGATGATGCAGGCCAAGCGCGTCGTCATTTGTCCGCAAGGTCTGGGAGACAAGTGCCCGGCCTACAATGTGGGCGAATGCAAACACAAGTACGAGGCGACGTACAAGTGGCCGTTCTTGTTCGAGCAAGACTGGGACGCGATCATACTGGACGAAAGCCACAACCTACTCGCGTCTACCGCCAACTACCAGAGTAAGCGCATCACGCAGGGCAGGTACGGCGCTGTCCAACTGCGCAGGAAGCTAGTGCCCGAGGGGCTAGCTGTCGCTCTGTCTGGGACCTGGACACGGAGCAACCTGATCAGAGCATGGGGAACTCTTAACTGGCTAAATCCAGACAGGTTCAGCTCCTACTGGCAGTGGGCCGAAACTCACTTCGGTGTAGAGGAGGGAACCTACGGCAAGATCGTTGCAGGGGGAGCCAAAGTCCCCGAGCCCGTGGACGAAGAGGCGTGGGATCTCATGCTTCGTCCGTATGTACTGCGGCGCGAGAAGAAAGATGCTGCTGCTGATCTGCCGCCTATCCTGTGGGCAGGCACGCCCATCAGCGGAGAGGGAAGCCCGAACTACGTGCAGATCGAGATGGATACTGAGCAGGCCAAGGCTTACAAGCAGATGCACGAGGGGGCGGAGGCAGATATCGCGGGCGGGGTTGTCAAGGCCAACGGGATCCTCGCTGAGATCACCAGGATGCGACAGTTCGCGAGCGCTTGCGGTGAGCTGGCGGGCAGGGGTAAGATGCTGCCAGCCCTGCCCAGCAACAAGATCGAGTGGATCAAGGAATTCATGCTGCAGATCGAAGGTTCGGGAAACAAGGTGGTGATCGCGTCTAGCTTCAGCGAGCTAGTGGAGCTAACGGCTAGAGAGTTGCGTGAGTTTGGTCACGAATGTCTGACTCTTACCGGAGCAACCCCGGACCGAGCCCGCAGTGACCTAGTTGCTCGCTTCCAGGACCCCAACGATGAGCTGAGTGTAGTCGTCATCAACCGCAAGGCTGGTGGCGAGTCCATTACGCTTGACGCAGCGGATTACATGATAGTCATGGACCCGCCCTGGGTCAGCGACGATGACGAGCAGCTTACCGCCCGCATTCACCGCGTGTCCAGGATTCATCAGGTCACGGTGTACCGCTTGATCTCCACAGGCACGGTTGAGGAATGGATTGCCGGGCTGACTGACGACCAGCGTGCAGCCCTGGCTCACGCTAGCCCCAAGAAGCTGAGCCAGAAGATGATGGAGGACCTAGCAGCATGATGCACGACGACGTCAAGATCAAGCCGGTTTATCAGATATCTTGCCGCATATGCCACCAGGATGCAGTTGAAGGCGAGACCTACGACTTCTACTCAGACGCAGAAGCAGCACAGCAGGATCACATAGCAGAGCACAGGGAGACCGAGCGCTAATGGCTGACATGACACAGCAAGAAATGAACATGCTTCTTCGGAGGCAGGACGCAGACAACGCTTGGCGCAAGTACCAGGTCCACTACGAAGAGTCTAAGCTGGGACCGTTCCAGATAAAGAAGTTCTCCATTCCTCCGTGGGACAAGAAGCGCCGCCAGACAATTCAGCGGGAGGGTGTAAGACGCGATCCTGGTAGCGGTGACTTCACCAAGCTGATCGAGATAGTTCCGGGCGCTGGCGAAGACGGCGGACCGGGACAAATAACGTGGATGTCAGACACACGCGCTGAAATTCTGGAGCACACTCCTATTCTTAACAAGCTGTTCTTCAGCCGGGGCGTCAAGCACAAGCGACTGCTCGTCAACGGTCTGGGGCTGGGCCTGGTCGTACATGCTGCGCTCATCTTTGCGAGCGATAGCGTAGAACATATTGACGTGGTCGAGCACAACGCAGATGTGATCGAGCTCGTGGGCAATCAGCTTACGGTCGACCCCCGCGTGACCATTCATCTGGCTGACGCCTACGACATGATCTGGGATCCGGGCACCCGCTGGGACTTTGCCTGGCATGACATCTGGCCGTCCATAGATGACGAGAATCTGCCCGGCATGGACCGGCTACTCTACAAGTACAAGACGCGGGTAGCCTGGCAAGGATGCTGGCAGCGAGACGGGTGCCTGGCCATGGCCAAGGTCTTTCGGCAGATGAAGGACGGGACGCTGCCCGCCGCCCGTGCCTGGGAACTTCTCGGAGGTAAGGGATGGCTGGGGTAGAC